AATAAAAATGGCTAAAAAATTTAAAGACTTCGTACAAAGACCGAAGCCTAGGAAAAGACCTGGGAAACATAAAAAAAGGATGAATAAAAATGAGAAACGAGATTTTAAGAAATATAACCGTCAAGGCAGATAAGTTAGCCAACGAGTATAACAAGACTAAGGATCCAGGCCTCAGGGATCAGTGGTATAAATTACTTAAGCAGGTTCCTCCGGAATCTGCACTTTCTCACAAGAAAACTTGGGGTAAAGCTCCATCTTCTCAATAACATTTGCAGAGAAAGTTTTACCATCAAATAATAGTTCAAAAGAATCCCCTAATCCGGCACGTACACAACCATAGTGCGTGCCATAAAACTGTTTAATATCTAATTCTTCTAGTTTAGGCATAACACATTCACCAGTAACTAGAGAACATATATATAAAGTAAGTAAAAATTTCATTGACAATCTTGTAAAAAAATATAATTATCCTATATTGTTATTTATAAAAAATGAAAGGATATAATAATGACTGATATAAGTAAATACAAATCTGTCGCATTGTCACATGAAAGTTGTAATAAGCTAGACAAGATAAGAAAGATCATTGTGCCAGAGGTTCAGGTATCAAGGGCCAAAGCATTAGACATAATAATCAATGAGAAAGCGAGGAAGTTAAATGGCAAGATATCAACCAGGTAATTTTGGATTTAAAACATTAGTAGAATTTGATGAGGTAAATCCAATTCGAAACTTATGGAGAAATGTATTAGTTGCAGCTATTTCAGATGCAATTAAAATTAAATCTACAACATTGAAATTTTTTGATTTTTACAAAAATAAAAGATTTCATGAACTAGATTATGTCACATTACCGAACAGAGATTTTGATGCAGTATGTCAATTATCAGAACTTGATGGTAATTTAGTTAGAAAGAAAATAAATAAAGTAATGAAAGAAATGGAGGATAATTATGGCAAAAGAGATATGCCCAAGATGCCATGGAAACGGTTATATCAGAGTGAAGGAATCAATAGAGAATCCGACGGAAACCATACACCAATGTCCACAATGTAATTCACAAGGAGAAATTATGATGGATGAACCTAGATTTAAAAACATACAGAAAGAAAGAGATTTACTTTCTGTTGCACATATCAAAAAACTAGAGGAAGAAATAGATATGTTACGAAAACAAAAAATATATCTACAATTTAAACTTAGAGAGAAAGGTGAAAATGATAAGAGGAGATAGTACCGATTATGAACTATTGGATAAATGGACTAAAAATTTTAATTGCAATGGTTATAAAACTTGTGAGATTGGAGTTCGTGAAGGATTGGGCTCTAAGATTATCATTGATAATACTATTAATAGTTATCTTCATGTGGGTGTTGACCCTTACGGTAATTTAGAATACCAACATTACGACAATACCGGCGCATATACCTGTGATTATACTGATGAAATGCGAGACACCATGCTCAATGATTTTAAACCGTATCGCAATCAAGGTAAATTTACATTGTGTAATATGACAGACACGCAATTTATGAATGATACCGAACATCGACATTCTACATTTGCATTTGTACATTTTGATGGACCACACATGACTAAAGATGTGATGACTGAAGCAGTTTGGTTTGCAAATAGATCTGAGTCTGGTGCACGTTTTGTATTTGATGATTATCCAAAATATGAAATGCCTATTATTGAAAATGTATTGATGCTTTATGATTTTAAAAAAATTGATGAAGGGAAGAATAAATGTCTACTAGAAAAACAATAGTGATTAAAGACTATAAAAAACACTGGATAGACTCCAGTAAACTAGGACATGTTATAAAAATATGTTATGGTAAAAATGATGATGTAATGGAAATAGACTGTAGATGGAATAACAGAGAAAGGACAAAAGATGGTAGGCCGGAAGAAAAACAAAAAAGAAATAAATAATCAAGAGTACGTCAACAATAAAAAGTTTTGGGTACAAATTGATTTTGATGATTGTGTTTCAATCAATGAAGAGCTGCAAGCTAAACAAATGTTTTTAGGGGACAGAAATAAACTCGTCCCAGCAGAAAAAAGATTACTTGAATTTACTGAAGATGTTTTGTTTGGAAACTATGAGGAGGTCACATGGCAGTAAAAAAACCTAATATTAAAAAACATGAATACGAGAATTTATACGACTGTATAAGAACGGACCAAGTACCGCCGGATCAAATTGCTTATTGGTTTACTGATAAGAAATTTTTTGAATGGTATAAAAATCAACGTGACAAGAAAGCGAGTTGGGAATGACTAAACACTGTCCAAGATGCGGTCATACTAAATCAATAAAACAGTTTAGTAAAAAAGCATCTACTAAAGATGGATTACAACCTTACTGTAAAGAATGTAATCGTGAGTATAATCAAATATGGCATATGGAACCTTCAACTAAAATCAGACGAAATGAATATGTGATGAGTAAACATAAAGAGTACCGTGAAACTAATCCAAGATTTAGATTAGCTAATAACCTAAGAACAAGATTGTGGAGTGTTTTAAAAAGAAACAATGTTAAAAAGACACAACACACTTTTGATTTAGTTGGATTAACTCCAGATGACTTTAAAAAATATATTGAGAAGTTATTTAAAAGAGGAATGAATTGGGACAATTATGGTGCATGGCATATTGACCATATCAAACCTTGTGCTGATTTTGATTTGACTAAGGTAAGTGAACAAAAGAAATGTTTTCACTTTTCAAATCTAAAACCGGAGTGGGGATTAGACAATTTAAGAAAAAATAAATACTAATGTCTAAATTGATATTAGAGCAGATTAATACTAATCGTGGTAAATTTCTGACCATTAGTAATGATCTCTATATACCAGAGTCATTAAAAAAATACGGTGGATGGGAAAATGAAGTTTACCGCGAGTGTATTCAACACTTAAAACCAAACTCTGTTGTTATAGAAGTAGGTGCTCACATTGGAACGCATACAATTCCTTTCGCAATGTATTGTCCTAAAGGATATATTTTTGCATTTGAAATGCAGCGATTTATTAATCAAATATTAAACACCAATATCATTATCAATGGAGTTAAAAATGTACAAACGTTTCAAGAAGCAGTAACCGATGAAGATGGTCCATTTGTAACGAATGATTTTAGATATGATGTTGAAGGAATTAATACCGGTAATACTAAAATACAGTTTATGGATGAAATGAAACAAGGGTTTTTGCCTATTTATAAATGTACGTTAGATAAAAAATTTAACCATTTGAATAGATTAGATTTAATTAAAATTGATGTGGAGTGTCATGAACATTTTGTAATTAAAGGTGGATTAGAACTTATCAAAAAACATAAACCAGTTATCATGACTGAGTACCACACTGTTAAAACCGAACACACCAATGGTAATCAACATTTAATAAAAGAATTATTACCCAACTACAGTTGGAAAGAAATAATTGGAAAGTATGAGTTGAATAATAAAATAATATATAACCTTAATATGATAGGAACACCCAATGCCTAAGTGTTTTACCTGCCAGACTGAATTAGTCTGGCAAAATGATTATGATGGAGAAGATTGTGGTACAGAAGAATTTTTAATTGTGTCTATGTATCAATGTCCTAATGAAGATTGTGAAGCTTGGTATGAAGTGTATCACGGCAAACCAGAGAAGGAATTAAACTAATGAAATGGAATAAAAAATTTGATTACCCACTGTCAATACGATCATTAATTAATGATCAACGTCACTATGATGTAAATAACGAAAAGTTACCATCTGTTACAACAATATTGCAGGCTACTCAGTCAGATGAGAAGAAAGCAATACTGGCTAAATGGAAGCAGAAAGTAGGCGAAAATAAGGCAGATGAAATAAGAGATACAGCAGCAGCTCGTGGTACAATTATGCATAGAATAATCGAAGGGTACATTACGGGCGAAGGACACGCTGATTTAAGCGACATGGGTCAGGCAGCAGGCATCATGGCCCAAACCATCTTTAAAGAGGGTCTAAAGGGCTCTATGGACGAAGTATGGGGGTCTGAGATAACATTGTACTATCCAGGTCTATACGCTGGAGCCACAGATTTAGTGGGTATTTATGAAGGCCGGGAGTCTATCATAGATTTCAAGCAAAGCAATAAAATCAAGAAACGAGAGTGGATTGATGATTATTTCACGCAACTGGCAGCATACGCCATGGCCCATAACCATGTTTATGACACTAAAATACAGTCTGGAGTGATTCTAATGTGCACTAAAGATAACTATTTTCAGAAATTTGTGGTTAAAGATAAGGAATTTCAACAATATATGTGGAAATGGGTCAGTAAGGTTGACCAATTTGTAACATATAATCAGAAAAAGGGGTAAACTTTTATTTTGAAAAATAAAAAAATAAAAAAGGTGTTACATGTGTTACAACTGTTACAATTTACTAAAAGTATTGAAAACACTAGGTTTTTTGATAGGCTCTGTTGTTACAATTCTGTTACATGCTGTTACAATTTATATAGTATGATACCCTATAAGAGGGGGGTAAAATGATTTTTATGTATATACATACATACCCCTTTATATGTATATAGGAAAATTATGAAAAAAAATAAACCGAAACATTTTAAGAATATAAAACCAATTGAAGTTGAAGTTAAAGGCTTACCCGATAGTGTAAGAGTTGGTTACAAGGATATCAAAATAAAATACGTTAGACCAGAATATAAAAAATGGTTGATGACAGATTGTTTTGGTGAATACGATTACAGACAAAATATTATTAGTATACAACATGATTTATGTGGTCAAGAAAGAGCTAATACAATCATACACGAAATAATGCATGCTGCAGTGCAGGTTGCAGGATTAAATCAAGAAAAAGCTCCATTAGAAAAAGATGAGCATGAAGAAGCTGTAGTCAATCAACTTACAAATGTGATGATGGGGGTATTTAGAGACAATCCTTGGATAGTTGAAATGTTGAGAAATGATTTAGATAAAAAAGAAAACGATTAATCTAATGAGTTATCTTCCTCTGTTTCTGGTGATACTATTTTTGGTTCTGTCAGAACTTTATCTTTTAACTCTTCTATTTCCATTCCTTCAAGTATGGGTGAATAATCGTCTATTATCTGTTTCATTCTGGATTCTAATTCTTCTGTCGATAGGTCTTCTAATTTACCTGTCCGAATTATCTTTTGCTCAATATATAACCCAGCCGCTTTACCTCTCGCAACTTCAGCATTAACTGCAGCTGACCAGGCTTTCTTATCTCTAGCTTCATCTCTAAGTTTACCTAATTCTGCTATGTGATTTCCAAATGTGACTTCGTATTGTTTTTGCCATTCATCTCTAAGCTCACCAATGTATTGTACTACCAGTGGATATAATTTTGGATTTTGTAATTTACTAGCAGCTTGTCTTGCAGATTCTTTTGCATAACCTGCTTCAATAGCGCACGCTGTGGCACTTTTTCTACCTTGTTCAGATATTAATAAATTGGCAAATTTAATTTGTTGTTCTGTTAGTTTTTTTGGTAAACCCATATTTGACATTTAACACAACAATGATATAAATGCAACTGTAGTTAGGTAAAAACTGGTTCACCTAATTACATATAAACATTGAATTGATTGGCGCTGGCTTACGAAGCAGTTCTTACTCATATTGTCTGTGGATACTGAGCGCCATGAATAGAAAGTTTTATGCAAGGTAAGATGTTAAGACAAGTTTTGGATAAGATGATGAAACACGGTACAGCTCAAAATGCTCGTGTTCAAGTTTGTCTTCCTGATGGAAAATTTTATGATATTTCCTCTTTACAATTAATGGAAAATAAATTAATTGGAGTTAGAGAGTCACACCGACTAGTCTTTACAGTTCAAGCTGAAACATGGAATATGGGTAAAGTTTTGAAGAAAATTGGTTAGCCTGTTAACTCAAAAATAACGTGAAACCTGAAACCAAATTTTATGCACAAGTTAAAAAACATTTTAAAGAATTTTCGCTTATTCGACTGGAGAATCTTAGCGTTCCCGGCACTCCTGATCTATTGGTCTATAATAATAATAGGCACTTTTTCACTATAGAGCTGAAAGTTACAAAAACAAACAAGGTCACCTTCTCTCCACACCAAATAGCCTTTCACGTGAAGCATCCACTCAATACTTTTATCTTAGTTCTTGATGCCTGCCTCATGCTTCCAAAACTTTATGAAGGAAAAGATATCCGGGAGCTTGTAGCTTGTGGCTTGAAGCTTGACCCCCGGAAACAGGGTTGGTCTAGTTGCTTGGAATTTTTGTCAGTGCTTGACGCTTGATGCTTGTCGCTCTGTAATCTGAATCGTTATAAATTTCTGCGTCCACGCTTGCTGCTTGACGCTTGATGCTTGGAGCTTGACGCTTGGATCTTAGTCCCTGGTTCAGGGCCCACTCTTCGTGTAAGATCCGGATCGTCGTTTCCATGCTTGTTGCTTGCTGCTTCTTGTTCATACTTCTCCTTTAGTTGTTTATAATAATTTGGATGTCGGAAAACGTGGCCCACGGTTTAGTGTTTACCGTAGGCTACATTTTTAACAGAATGGTCCCAGCATGCTCTGCAGTCTTTGCATTCGTTGTTTTGATCAGGGGCCGGGCATGTTCTCCCTTCACCGCTCACGACTGTTGATGTATTGTCCCAGCTGCCTGAGGCAGGTTGGTCAACCATTGGCATAGAAAATCGTAATACCAAATTTTTTGGCTTGTGCTTTAAGTGCTTCCTGGTCCAGGCTTCTCTAGTTGGTAACCAGTGCTTAGTCTCTGGCGTCAACTCGCATACTTCAAAAATTTTATACAAGTGAGCTTCGTCCTGCACGTCGCCTGAGTCATGCCACCTGAACCATTTTGATTTTTTAGAATTAATCAACATGGCCATGGCGTCAACCCAACGCGGGTCCTGGATACTATCTAAACGTCTGTATTGAGCTGCCTGAACAACCGGAAAGACATAGCAACCCTTCATTGCATAACACTTATGGCAGGTGCTGCCCTTTATGTCTCTTAACTTTGTTCCAGTCTTACATTCTGCGGCTGGTGTACCATAGGCCCAGCCTGGCATCTTAGACGGCTTGCTCAGGCCGCCCACAATTTTTAGAGCTTCTTTTGTATTCATATTATACCTTTCTGTTAAATCTATTTTTAACACGTAAACCGGGCTTGTGTAATGTGACCGCTTGACGCTTGTTGCTTGAGGCTTGTTGCTTGATGCTCAGTTCTTTAAAAAATTTCTTACAGCTCCGGAGATAGGCATCCGGCAGCTGGTCATGATCACGTAAAAAATAATGTGTTAGATCGTTGTGTTTAATTCTCATCATCTTCATTTTCGTCCGGCGTTTCAAAATAATATACAACGTGGTCCTTGCTCACTTCTCCCCTGAACCATTGCACAGGGCAGCTGTCCAGCCAGTCATGAAACTCTTCGCTCATTGGTGACACTTTACTCATAATTATTCCTTTCTGTTAGCTGCATTATGCATATGAAATTTTTCATGTACATGTGCAACGACGCCGCAGCTTGATGCTTGAAGCTTGCTGCTTGAAGCTTTTATTTTATTTTCATTTGCTCAGGATCCGGGAGAGCTGCAGTCTCCGGACCCTGGCCTAAGAATGTTCTCTTAGAAAACACCTCCAGTGGAGCGAGTATAAGAGTGTACTTAGTCATAATAATTAGTAGGTCCATTGCCATGCTAGCGCTTTTAAAAATTTGCATCTAACAATAGACCAACAAATTACTATCAGTAACGTGCGCCGGAAGAGGTCATGAGGCCTGTAATTGCATGACATATAGAGCTCCGGGCCTTCTCTTCTGGTATAGTGTTTAAACTCACCGCTATCCGTTACTAATATATCTACCACTCTACAGTCAATATCTTTCGATTTGATAATCAAGCAAGATAGATAAATCCTATATAATCCTATTGACAGGAATGTCAAGATAGTTTATAAAAAAAATTATTAACAATTAACAGAAAGGACATTATGTCAAGAATACGATTAAATACTGAACTACGAAATAAGTTGTTTGGTAAAATAAAAAATGTGTTTGAAGAAGAAATGACACAAGAGAAAGAGGCATATCTCGTAGCAAGAGAGAATGTTGATACAGAATATAAATCAGCATTTGAACTTGCAACACAGATTGTTGAAAGGTCTTATCCACCAGAAGATGTTAAAGTTTTAAGACACTTTAAATCTAAATATGGAAGTCCATGTGATGTTGTTGCCAAAGATAAATGTTTTTATTTTGCTCACACAGAAAATGTTGATGAGGACAATAAAGAAACAGAAACAAAATCTCATTTTGATTTTGGTTTGTTTGGTAATCTTACAGGTAGTGAATACTCAAGTGATGAGGGACAACAATTTGCTTATGCTTATTATAGAGATGAGTTAAAAGAAAAAGGGTTAAACCCAGATATTCTTGCTCAACAAAATGATAAGCAAGATAATCCATTTAAAACTAAACATGTGGACGCAAATAATAAAGCACTTGGGTTTTCATCAAGTTATCATTCTGAAAACAATACAGGAATGACCAAAGCATTTAATGATAATTTTTTATTAGATGTAATAGGAACTTCTTACTGTCGTTCAAGAACTATCGCATGTACTAAAGATGAGTATGAGCAATTAGAACAATGGCGAGTTGCTAAATCTCAATTAGTATCAACACACCAAAAGTGGATTGATAGTATCACTAAACAATGTGATGAGTTAAAGATTGGATTGAAAGCATACAGATACATGAGTGAGGCAGTTGAATTAGCTGACGCACTTGGTATCAAGATTGATGAGGCAGAATTGATAAGAACTAACTCAACAGGTCTTACAATTTACAATCCAACAAATCTTGCTGAAAGAATAAAAGGCATGAAAAATAAATTCATGTCAAGAGAGGCTAAAATTTTGGCAAGAAAAAAATATGAACAATCTGTAAATTAATGTTTGACAATGGGACTATCCTATGCGATAGTCCCATACATAACAGAAAGGAATAATATGATACACAATAAAACATTTAGAATAACATTTACAAAATCAACAGGCGAAACTGTGACAAGGTTTGGTCAATGGACAGAAAAATGTAGATACTGGACAAGTAAACTTGGCGAGGCTTTAATAACTTACTATGACCTAGACCAAAAAGGATATAGAACTGCCAAAGGCAAATGGGAAGTGAGGTACTAACATGGACGCATTAATAATTTTAACTGTATGTGTTGCAGTAGTATATGTGGGGTTATTTGTATGACCTCACATGTTTGGTGCCATGGTCCAAGTTGCCATACCTATCATACAGTTGACAGGGTGCGAGGTAGCAAGGGCAATAAAGCTTTACGAACTCGTAAAGTACAATTTTACCCTGACCACATTAATATGTATTCTTATTTTTGTAGTAATGGCTGTTACAATGACTTTGCAAATAAATACATTCAGCAAGTTATAAACATTGCACCAAGAAACGAGCCATTGCACACACCGATTGACCGAGTTGAAAAAACAACTCACACAACTAGTTGGGGACATACCTATACTAACTCCAAAATAATAACTAGAGAGGTGTGACAACTTTATCCATGGACCATGAGGCATGGTCCATGGTACAAGACAGAATAACAGAAAGGAACATATGTCAAAAGAAAAAGAACCAACTAAAAAATTAAAAGATGAGTTTTTACCAGGTGGAGAAATGAGACAGTATATCTTAGATAAGGCTGTAGAATATTTAAGAAAGCCTGGCGCAACTCAAAATATTAAACATGAATTCTGCATCAAGTATTTAAAGATGACAGAAACAGAATATCTGGAGTGTTTAAATAAAGCAACCAATGGCGCAATGGTGAGGGACTTATGGAACTAAAATCAACAGCTAAATTTCAAATAGTCGAAGACAGCAAACATGAGCCAGATTTAAAAGCGGCTCAACAGTTTGTTGGTGGTTACGTTGAGGGAATTAGTTTTCCTAACGGTGATTATCTTATTGTTAATGAAGAAGGTAAGTTAAAAGGTTTACCAGTGAATGAAGAGGCAACTACATTGTGGCGAACTACATTCACAAAAGACAAGTACTTGTTTGGTCATGATGATTGGGTCAGCGGTCCTGCCATCTTGATTAAAAAGAAAGCGCTCAAACGTTGGGCATAGCTTCTGTTAAAACCTGGTATCTCGATAGAGGTACCAGGCCCCATCCAAAATTTGCAATTTTATATATAATCAATTATACATACACAAAAAGGGGTCCCTATAGGTGCGACATTTTGCGGAGTTTTGGATACTTAAAGACGTAAAATACTTATTGGAGTCAAAAACGTATGTATAAAAATTTTTTAGAAAATTTTTTCGAATGAAGTTATGGATATAGACATAGATAAATTAAAAAAGTTTGAGAAGTTACCACCTGATGTAAAAAGACAATTAGCTTTATATATGGCTAAGTGGAAAGATAAGAAAAAAGAAACTCAAATTAGAAATGACTTTATGGCTTTTGTTAAACATGTATGGCCTGATTTTGTAGAAGGATCTCATCATAGAAAAGTTGCAAAAAAATTTAATGACATTGCTACAGGAAAAATAAAACGTGTTATTATTAATATGGCACCTAGACATACTAAATCTGAATTTGCATCTTACTTACTTCCTGCATGGATGGTAGGTAGAAATCCAAAATTAAAAATTATTCAATCTACAAACACCACAGAACTTTCTGTACGATTTGGTCGTAAGGCAAAACAACTTATGGATTCACCTGAGTACAAGGAAGTATTTCAAACAAGACTAAAAGAAGATAGTCAGGCTGCAGGTAAATGGGAAACACAACAAGGCGGAGAATATTATGCTGCTGGTGTTGGATCTGCAATTACTGGACGGGGTGCCGATCTATTAATTATTGACGACCCACACACTGAACAAGATGCAATGAACAATCAAGCTTTAGATAGAACTTATGAATGGTACACATCTGGTCCACGTCAACGTCTTCAACCGGGTGGAACAATTGTAATCGTAATGACAAGATGGAATGAAAAAGATTTAGCAGGTAGATTAATTAAAGCACAAAAAGAACCTAAAGCAGATCAATGGGAAGTAATTCAATTTCCAGCTATCATGCCAAGCGGTGATCCATTGTGGCCTGAATACTGGAACTTGAAAGATTTAGAAAGTGTTCGTGCATCAATACCATTATCAAAATGGAACGCTCAGTACATGCAAAACCCAACCGGTGAAGAAGGAGCATTGATCAAAAGAGAATGGTGGCAAGATTGGGATGGAGATATTCCACCACTAGAACATGTTATACAATCGTATGATACTGCGTTTATGAAAAAAGAAACTGCTGACTTTAGTGCTATTACGACTTGGGGTGTATTTACACCTGGTGAAGATTCTGGAAAACATTTAATATTAATTGATGCAATTAAAGGTCGGTATGAATTTCCTGAACTCCGTAGGATCGCGCTGGATCAGTATGGGTACTGGAATCCGGAAACCGTAATTATTGAATCTAAAGCATCTGGACTACCTTTAACTTACGAGTTGCGTAAAGCTGGGATTCCTGTTATAAACTTCTCACCCTCTAAAGGCAACGATAAGCACACGAGGGTCAACAGTGTCTCTCCGCTGTTTGAGTCAGGGAGAATATGGGCGCCCAAAAATATGGAGTTCGCGCAGGAGGTTATTGAAGAATGTGCAGCTTTCCCATATGGAGACCACGATGACTTGGTGGACTCAATGACTCAGGCGGTAATGAGATTTAGACAAGGTGGATTGATTCAACATCCTGAAGACTATGAGGATGAACCGATTCCACAAAAACAGAAGGTTTATTATTAGTATGAATCCAATATTAAGATTTTTAGCATCGCTTCGAAGTTTAAGATCACAGAATGTAATTAAGACAATTGATGAAGCTTATGACTTTGCAAAACGTGAATTTGGTGAAGTTAATGATTTATTAAAACGACAAATCGAACAAGTATTTAAAGGACCTACAACTAAAGCCCCACCTCCTGGTGGCGGCGGTATTACTTCTATTAAAAACGCACCGAAAAAAGAAACACCGGTTCAGGAATCAGGGACCAGTCCAGTCATGCAAAGATTAGAAAAAGGTATTGAGAGTTTAAAAGAAATGAAACAACCTGGCATGGATCTTGCAACAGGATTAACTAGAACTGCAGCTAGAAAAATTTTAGATAGAGCAGGAATTCAAGTACCAGATAAAGTAGATCCAACAGAAATATTTATAAAAGAATTTGGTGCAGATGTATTAGGGGATGTTCAAAACGTTGCAGAAGAAATGATTGAAATTGAACGAATGGGTAAAGCAACAAAAAGTATGGACGAGATTTTAGAACAAGAAGGTATGTTTAATCTTGAACGTGGTAGAACAGATATGCCTAAAGGATATACTGATGAAGAGATGGAAGAGATTAAAAAAGCAATCGAACAAGAAGATATTTTATTAGGATTTGATCCAAAAGATAGAAAACCAAATTCAGAAGGTGGTATTAACAGAGCAATGTATGCTTTTGGTTCTGGAGTTAAACTAGCTAAGTTTCTATCTCAAAAAGGTAAAAATTTAAAAGACGAAATTAAAAAAGCAGTTGATAATATTTTTACAACTGATGATATTAAATATGATGCTGACGTTGCAGTCGATTCTATGTTAGAAGAACTTGGTGTAGATAGAAATATGTTTGATCAAAAAGATATATTAAACGCATACGGTATGGCATACGACGAACTTAAAATACCTCTTTTACAAAAACTTAAAAACAAACCTGTAAAAAGTATGGAGTCGATGAAAAAAACTGGAAGTATAGATATTTCTGATCCAGAGATCGCAGGTGAAATGGATAGGTTTGCAAAAGAAACAGATCCTGAAGGATATAAAAAAATGGAAGAGGCTATGAAAAAAGCAGCAGATGAAGCTCAACCCATAGAATATTTTTTAGGCACAAGAAAAAAGAACTCAAAAGGTGGCTTACAGTATTTAATGGGGCTGTAAAATGGAGATTGGAAAATTTAAATTAGCAAAAGCTGATCTTGTCAGACCTCCTAGAAAACCGATTCAAGAACAGATCATACCACAAGAAAAACCTTACACAGAAGATATGTTTAGAGAAGAAGCAGATCTTTACTTAAAAGGTTTTATTGGTGGATTCCCTCAAGATGAAATGCTTTTAAAATTACAAGCAGTATTAGATAAAGCTGCTGAAAAAGGTGTTGTTGAACCCGAAGCCGGACTCGATTATTTTAGAAGCAGGAAACAGGAGCTATTAGATTTTGCAAGAGAAAATCATGGTGAGACTTTACCTAGAATAAATAAAGCAATTGGAGGTGGAGTAATTGAAGGTGAAGATTTAGAAAATAACAGAGAAGGTTATAAAAATCCTGGAATCAATACTAGAAAAGATTTAGCTAAAGTTGAAAATTATTTAGACGAAGATAAGTTTGTAAAATTAAGAATAGAAAATAAAGATAAAACTAATAAAGAGTTTGCAGATTTTTTAAATAAAGAAGGATACAAACCTGATCCAAAACAAGCTGAAAAATTTTCACCTATTTCAATTGACAGAAGATATAACATTGCGAAGAAAAAAGGATTAATTCCTGAAGATTTTGTATACGCTGGATCAACTGCGGCTAAATCAATTACAGAAGCAGATAGAAAAGAATATAAACAATATATTAAAGAAAGATTTCCAGATAAATATGAAAACGTTTTAAAATTATCTGATAAAGAAATAAATAAAAAAATATCTGATCGTAGAAAACTACTAAACTTACAAGCAGACGATGCTAAAAGAGAAGCTAAAATTTTAGCTAATAGAAAATATAGATATGAAACTTCAAGAGGTTTGAGAGGAGAAGAAGCTCAAAAAAAATATGAAGAATATGTTTTAGAAAAAAGTAGAGAACGAAGAAAAAATTTAAATAAATATTATAGAAACCCTCGAGATCCTAAATCATTATTATGGGAAGATTTATTAAAAAGAAATGAACAAGCTTTAGATAAACCTTTTAGTTATGATAAAAAACTTCCTATTAAAAGGTATTTGGATAAAAATGAAACTCAGAAAATAGTATTAACCGATAAACAAGGTAATCAATTTAAATATGACACTTTATTAGAAGACATTGAAAAAGCTACCAATACTCCATCAGATCAAGTTTTAAAACCTTATGCACAGAAATCATTTCTTTATCAAGAAAATTTAATGCCTGAAATTAATAAACAGTTTGGATTAAAACCAGGTGCAAGAGATAATCCTTTTCATATTCAACACATAGAAGGATTTCAACAAAATCCTTTTAATGTGCAATTAACATTTGGAGATCAAAACTTAGCAGAAGCTAGAGGTAAATTATCACTTGAATCTACATTTAAAAATATATTAAAAAAAGAACAGAAATCTCCTTCTTATCAAGAAGGAACTTTATATAATTACAATAAAAAGAAAAAAGCCATCAATAAATTTTACGGTTCTTTAGGTCCAGACATTGCAACTAAAATTGGTAAAAAAGAAGTAGGAACAAGAACTGCATTAGTAGATTTATTAGATAAAACAAAAGTTAAAATAAAACCTGAAGTTAGAGAAAGAGCCATGACTCTTGGTGCAATGGGTGATGTTGAAATGGCTAAAGATATTTTATCTAAGGATTTTCAAACAGCTAAAAAATTATTTGGAAAGTACGCACCACAAATTGCTAGAGGTGCAAGACAGGTTAGTAAATTTGCAGTCATACCTGAACTTGCTTTAGGTGCAGCATTTGCTCCTTTAGATTTAGGTGAAGGAAGATCTGGTAAAGAAACTTTATTAAATGTTGCAACATTAGGGATGGGCGTACCAATTAGTGACGCAAGAGATCGAGCGAATTATGTAGATCAATTTGGATTAAAAGAAGATTTATTTTCTGCACAAATGAAACAAGCTGGTGCGCAATATGGAGCACCTGCTTTAACAGAACGTGAACAACTTGCATTACAAAAAGCAGAAGAATTTGATACACAAATATTACAACCAAGATTGGAAAAAACTTTAAGAGAAAGACAAGCAGCTTCTGACCCTAATTTTGGAACAGGAATTATGGGTATGGCCAATGGTGGTCGTATTGGTTTTGCAGATGGATTTGATCCAAAAAGAAGAAAATTTTTTAAAACTGCTGCAGGCATTGCATCAATACCGGTATTTGGAAGAATGTTAAAACCGGTTGCTAAAGGCATAGAAGCAGCAGGACCTGCTGTAGAAAAAGTAGCAACAGAAGCTGAGAAAATATTTTTTAATTTAGTTGATGCAGTAAAGAGTAAAGGCATTATGGATAAATTAGATAAAGTAACAGGTGGTAGATTATCTGGAGCGTATCATAAATATAAAGATGCAGAAGTTTTAGAAGATGCCGGATCCATTACTGCAAAATTTAAAACAGATAAAGGTGCACCAGCAGAAATTGTTTATGTTAAACCACAAAAAAGAATAGATCCTAAAACAGGTAGAGAAGTGGAATATCCTGGTGAATTTGATTATGAAGCTCAAGAAATAGCAAGAATAAATCCAGAAGGAGATGTAGATATTGATGCAGAATTTGAAATTATTGATAGTATTGAAGACGTAAAGAAATTAATAGATGATTAAACGTTTAACCAGAACTATTCCACCTAAATCAGGACCCATGCCTCAGGGCTTGAATATTTCGTATAATACTGTTACAACGATCAAACAATCTGGAGAAAAAATAAATGGCAGACAACATAGACAAGGCACTTCCAAACGAGCCTCGAAAAGAATTTGAGATACCTGGTGAAGAAGAAATTCAAGAACAGGTAGTTGAAGAAGTAGAAAAAGAACAAGAGTCACCTGATGACATAGAAGTTACAGAGAACGAAGATGGATCTGTTGATATTAATTTAGATCCAGCTGCAGCTACACCTGAAGGTGGTGATGAGCATTATGCAAATTTAGCAGACTTTTTACCAGATGAAGTTTTAGGAAGATTAGCATCTGATTTAAATTCTAAATATCAAGAATATATTTCATCAAGAAAAGATTGGGAAAAAACTTACACACAAGGTTTAGATTTATTAGGATTTAAATATGATCAACGAACAGAACCATTTTCTGGTGCATCCGGTGCAACACACCCAGTATTAGCAGAAGCAGTTACACAGTTTCAAGCTTTAGCATATAAAGAATTATTACCAGCAGATGGACCGGTTCGAACTCAAATCATTGGATTACAAACTCCAGAAAAAGTTCAACAAGCAACTCGTGTAAAAGATTTTATGAATTATCAAATTATGGATCAGATGAAAGAGTATGAACCAGAATTTGATTCTATGTTATTTCATTTACCTCTATCAGGTTCAACTTTTAAAAAAGTTTACTATGATGAAGTAGAAGGACGAGCAGTATCCAAGTTCGTTCCAGCAGATGATTTAATCGTTCCGTATACAGCTACCTCATTAGACGATGCGGAAGCGGTTATTCATCGTGTTAAAATTTCAGAAAACGAATTAAGAAAACAACAGATTGCAGGTTTCTATAGAGATATTGATTTAGGTAAACCAGGTGATAGAGAATCTGATGTTGAGAAAAAAGAAAGAGAACTTGAAGGAATTTCTAAAACTCAAAATGAAGATGTATATACAATTTTAGAATGTCACGTGAATTTAGACATTGAAGGTTTTGAAGATGTCAATCCCGAGACTGGTGAGCCGTCAGGAATTAAACTTCCATACATTGTAACAATAGAAGAATCATCAAGAGATATTTTATCTATTAAAAGAAACTACGAAGTAGGTAATCCTAAAAAAGATAAGGTACAATATTTTGTACACTTTAAATTTTTACCGGGTTTAGGGTTTTATGGTTTCGGTCTAATCCACATGATTGGTGGACTGTCTAGAACAGCGACCGCAGCTTTAAGACAGCTCTTAGATGCGGGAACGTTATCTAATCTGCCAGCTGGTTTTAAAATGAGAGGAATTAGAATTAGAGATGATGCACAATCAATTCAACCTGGAGAATTTAGAGATGTAGATGCACCAGGTGGAAATCTAAGAGATTCATTCATGATGCTTCCGTTTAAAGAACCAAGTCAAACCTTACTCGCATTGATGGGTGTGGTTGTTCAAGCAGGTCAAAGATTTGCATCCATTGCTGATATGCAAGTTGGTGATGGTAATCAACAAGCTGCAGTTGGAACTACAGTTGCTTTACTTGAAAGAGGAAGCAGAACTATGTCCGCTATTCACAAAAGAATTTACTCTGCCTTAAAGAATGAATTCAGACTTATGGCAAGAGTATTCAAGTTATATCTACCACAACAATATCCATATGATGTAGTTGGGGGTCAAAGAATGATTATGCAATCAGATTTTGATGATAGGGTAGATATATTGCCAGTTGCTGACCCCAACATTTTTTCACAGACACAGCGTATCTCACTTGCGCAAACAGAACTCCAACTGGCAACCTCAAATCCACAAATGCATAATATGTATCAAGCATATAGAAATATGTATGAAGCATTAGGGGTTAAAAATATTGATAGTGTTTTAGTAAAACCAATGCCACCACAACCAAAAGATCCTGCATTAGAACATATTGATGCTTTAGGTGGTAAACCTTTTCAAGCGTTTCCTGGTCAAGATCACAGATCACATATTACTGCTCACTTAAATTTTATGGCAACAAACATTGCTAGAAATAATCCAATGGTTATGGCAAGTTTAGAGAAAAATATTTTTGAACATATTAGTCTAATGGCTCAAGAACAAGTTGAATTAGAGTACAGAGATGAAATGCAACAACTTCAACAGATGCAAATGATGATGCAACAGAATCCACAGATGGCTCAACAGATACAAATGCAAGCAATGCAGATTCAACAAAAGATTGAAGCGAGAAAAGCACAGTTGATTGCTGAGATGATGGAAGAGTTTATGAATGAAGAGAAGAAAATTACTTCACAATTTGATAATGATCCAATCGCAAAACTAAGATCAAGAGAATTAGATCTTAGAGCAATGGAAAATGATAGAAAAGAACGTGAAGGTAAGGATAGAATGGACCTTGATAAGATGAAAGCAATGATGAATCAACAAAATCAAGATGAAAAACTAGAGCAGAACGAAGAATTAGCTAAATTAAGAGCTGATACATCAATTGAAAAAACAATTTTATCAAAAACTATCCCAAATGTTGACTCAATGATGAAGAACCAACAGAATATGATGCCAAAAGTAAAAATTTTCAGAGGTGGTAACGAATAAATGAGAAATAAAATGACAAAATCTGAAAAAAAGGTTAAAAAGGTTATGCGGGAATTCAAAAAAGGTGAATTACCGATAGGGAAGTCAAAGAAAAAAGTAAAAAGTCGTAAACAAGCGATTGCAATTGCTTTATCGGAGGCTGGAAAATCAAAACCAAGGAGATAAAATGGAAAAACTGGATAAAATAACAGAAGTTAAAGTTGGTGAGCAAGAAACTATGATTGATCCAAGATCAAAAACTACTGCTGACAAAGCTTTTAACTTAATTGGTACTGGTGGACCTGAAATGGAAGTTAAAGGTCAAGGAAAAGTACTAGCAGAAAAGAAAAGAAGTTCTAAAGCTTACTAACATGTGGTTTGGTGCTATTAAATTAGCCGTACAAGCAGGCTCTCATATTTTTAAGAATCGTCAGAAGACAAAAATGTTAATGGCGGATGCACAAATGCGTCATGCAGAAAAAATGGCGAATGGTGAAGCTGAATATCAAGGTAAATTATTAGAAGCAAGACAATCGGACTGGAAGGACGAGTTTATTTTGATTTTACTTTCGGCTCCAATTGCGTTATTATCGTGGGCAGTATTTTCGGATGATCCGGCAGCTATGGAAAAGATGCAATTGTTTTTTGAATACTTTTCACAACTGCCTTTTTGGTATCAGACAATTTTTGTAGGTGTCATAGCATCTGTATATGGATTAAAAGCAACTGATTTAATTAAGAGGAAATAATTATGAGAAAAAAATTTAATTTAGGTGGATTAACAAAAGCACAAAAAACTTTACCACCAAAACTTCAAGCGCTTATTCAAAATAAAAAAAAGAAAAAAGAAAAACCAAAACCATCTATGATGGCAATGGCAATGAAGGGGAAAAAATAATGGCAAATAGAAGATATAATACACAAGTAGCTAATGATAGAGCATGTATGTCTAAAGGCGGATCAACTTCTAAATATCATACAACTAAAGAAGGTAAAAAAGCTAAAAAAGGTTTATGGTATAATATAGCTATGAAAAGAAAACGTGGTGAAAAGATGAGAAAAAAAGGTGCTAAAGGTGCACCTACAGAAGCTGCAATTAAAAAATCACAAGCGTAATGTTCAGAAGACAATTTGCATCAGGAAGTAAATCGCCAGCATGGCAAAGAAAAGAAGGCAAATCTGAATCAGGAGGCCTGAACCGTAAAGGCGTTGCATCTTATAGAGCAGCTAATCCTGGATCAAAATTAAAAACAGCAGTAACCACTAAACCATCAAAATTAAAAAAAGGAAGTAAAGCAGCAAAAAGACGTAAGTCATTTTGTGCTAGAATGAAGGGTATGAAGAAAAGATTGACTTCAGCTAAAACTGCCAGGGATCCGGATTCAAGAATCAATAAGTCACTTAGAAAGTGGAATTGCTAATGTTCGATAGATTCATGTACACAATATTTGGTGCTATTGACAATTTTTTTGATACCTTTATACCTAGTATTTATGAGAGACTCAAAAACAATAGATTCTTTTCTTCAAAGAAAAGAAAAAGAAAATAAGGAAAAAGACTTATTTAAAAATCTTCGCAAAGAGGTAGAGACCGGTGCGAATGGTACACAAAAATATGTAATCAAGAAAGGTAATAATAAAGGTAAAATAGCTGATGTTAAATGAAGAATTAGTAATACTTAATAAAATACAAAAATATTTAAAAGAATCCTATCAAAATATTGGAGACAATATGATTGGTGGAGGTGTTGACAATATGGAAAAATACAAGTATATGATGGGACAGGCACATGCCTATTTAAGAATATCACAGGAAATCTCTAACCTGCTAAAACCAAAGGAGCAAAATGATACTGAAAGAGAACAAGACCTTACAAACGTCGTCCGATTCGGCGACACTAAAGACTAAATCGGCGTTATTAGATAAATACGAAAAACAAAATCAAGAAGCACATCAAAAAGAAATTGATGGCTATGAACGTTTAAAAACAAAAGAATCAAATAAATTACCTAAACCAACTGGATGGAGATTAGTTGTTCTGCCATTTAAAATGCCAGAAAAAACTAAAGGTGGATTATATCTTGGACAAGATACTTTAGAGAGACAACAAGTAGGTTCTACTTGTGGACTTGTTCTTGCTATGGGTCCACATTGTTATGATAAAGAAAAATTTCCAGAAGGACCTTGGTGTAAAAAAGGTGACTGGGTAATTTTTGCAAGATATGCTGGATCAAGAATCCAGATAGATGGTGGGGAAGTTAGAATGCTAAATGACGATGAAGTGTTAGCAACCATCGACAACCCTGAAGATATACTTCATCAATACTAAAACATAGAAGGAGAATACTATGCAAGAAGAAGAAAACAAAACAGTTGACATAGATACATCTGGACCTGATACTGAAGTTGAATTAGATAATTCAACGGAGGAAAATACTGAACAGGAAACAGCTGAATCTACTGAGACAAGCAGTACTGAAACAGTGGAAACTGCATCCGAAGAAAAGAAAGAAGAGGCTGAAGAAAAGAAAGATAAAGAATTAGAAAATTATAGTAAAGATGTTCAGAGAAGAATAGCTAAACTAACTCATAAATGGAGAGAAGCACAGAGACAAGCTGATGATGCTGCAGAATATGCTAGAGCGCAAATTAAATTAAAAGAAGCAGCTGAACATAAAATCTCGAAGCTTGAACCAGGATACTTGAAGTCTACAGAAGATAGTATTGTATCAGGTATGCAAGCAGCACAGGCTAAACTGGCAGCAGCTAGAGAAGCAAATGATCTAAAAGCAGAGTCAGAAGCTTTAACTGCTATTTCTGAGCTAGGTTATAAAAAAGCAAAACTTGAAGAGACTAAAGTGGCTCAAGAAGAGTTTAATGCTAATAAAGCTAAAGAGGTTAAACCTGAAATCAACTTAAATAGACAAAAACAGGAAGAACCAACACCAGATCCAAAAGCTGAACAATGGGCAGCCAATAATACATGGTTTGGACAAGATACGGCTATGACGTATACTGCGTTTGATCTACATAAAAAGTTGACAGAACAGGAAGGTTATGACCCTCAATCTGATGAGTATTATTCTGAAATAGATAAAAGAATAAGACTTGAATTCCCCCACAAATTTGCTACAAGTAATAGCAATACAGGGGAAACGACCAAACCCGTACAAACAGTAGCTAGTGCAAAGCGAAGTACAAATACTGGTCGCAAAAATTCTGTGACACTCACACCGTCTCAGGTAGCAATTGCACGAAAATTAGGTGTGCCACTTAAAGAGTATGCGAAACAACTAAAAATCACGAAGGAGGTATAAGCATATGGAAAACGATAACGATACAAGAACCTCGCGTGCGAGTCAGACTAGAGAAAAAACTTCTAAACCAAAAGTCTGGTCTCCACCATCATCTTTAGATGCACCACCTGCGCCTACAGGTTTTAAGCACAGATGGATAAGAACTGAAACATTAGGATTCCAAGACACTAAAAACGTCGCTGGAAGAATTAGATCGGGATATGAATTAGTAAGAGCTGATGAATATCCAGAATCAGATTATCCAATTGTCGAAGACGGCAAATACGCAGGAGTGATCGGAGTTGGTGGCCTTGTGCTGGCAAGGGTACCGGAAGAGATCGCAAAACAACGATCTGAGTATTATAAAAAACAAGCTCAGGAAAATGTTGAAGCAGTAGACAACGATCTTATGAAGGAACAGCATCCAAGTATGCCGATCAATATTGATCGACAGACTCGTGTAACTTTTGGTGGTACTAAGAAATCCTAATTAAAGATTTCCAAAACCAACAGAGTACACTTAAACTAACAATGTCTAAGGAGGACAACTACTATGGCAAATAAAGATGCAGCGTTTGGTCTAAGACCAATCGGAAAAGTAGGTCAGAACAGAGACAACCAAGGTTTAAGTGAATACAGTATTGCTGCTAACGACAGTACTACGATCTATTTCCAAGACCCAGTTAAAGCAACTGCGGCTGGAACTATTGATCAAGGTGCAGCGGGCGGAGCAATTTTAGGTTCCTTAAACGGCGTGTTTTACACTGACGCTACAACTAAAAAGCCTACGTGGGCAAATCACTATACTGGTAGCAATGCAGCTACTGATATTGTTGCTTTCGTAGCAGACGATCCGTATGAAAGATTCGAGATCCAGTCAAACAACACAGCTGCTTCAGCGCAGACTGATGTGTTTAACAACGCGGATATCGAGTTAGGTGCGGGTGATTCAGCTAACTATGTATCAAAAGCAGAGTTGAATGATTCTACATTAAGTACGAACTCAGCTCAGCTTAGAATACTTGGTGTTTCAAAAGATCCAGACAATAACGAAATTGGTTCAGCGAACGTAAATTTTGTTGTTGAGATCAATGAACATCAATTAAAAGGTACAACAGGAGTATAAGGAGATAAACTATGGCGATAAGTAGAGGACAACTAGTTAAAGAACTAGAACCAGGTTTAAATGCCTTATTTGGCCTGGAGTATAAACGTTATGAGAATCAGCATGCTGAAATATACACTACTGAATCTTCAGACAGAGCGTTTGAAGAAGAAGTTATGTTATCAGGTTTTGCTCAAGCACAGACTAAGTCTGAAGGTGCTGGCGTGACTTTTGACAATGCTCAAGAGACATACACTGCTAGATACACTCACGAGACTGTAGCTTTAGCGTTTTCAATCACTGAAGAAGCGATTGAAGATAACTTGTATGACAGACTTGCTAGTAGATATACAAAAGCATTAGCTAGATCTATGGCGAACACAAAACAAGTTAAAGCAGTTGCACCGTTAATTAACGGTCTACCAACTAACGATGCTTTCGATTCAGGTGATGGTGTTTCATTATTTAACACTTCTCACCCAACAATCGCAGGTACTGTTAAAAACACTTTAACAACTCAAGCGGACTTAAACGAAACTTCATTGGAGCAGTCTTTAATTGACATCGCTGCAATGACTGACGAAAGAGGTCTTAAAATTGCTGCAAGAGGAGTGAAAATGATCGTTCCTTCTGAGCTTCAATTTACAGCTGAGAGATTGATGAAGTCTCAAGGTAGAGTTGGAACTGCTGATAATGATATCAACGCAATCGTTTCTATGGGAATGGTTCCTCAAGGTTACAGAGTGAACAATTTCTTAACTGACACAGATGCGTTCTACATTATCACTGACGTGCCAAATGGTATGAAGTACTTTGAAAGAGCAGGAATTAAAACTGCTATGGAAGGTGACTTCGATACTGGTAACGTAAGATATAAAGCTAGAGAAAGATACTCTTTCGGAGTTTCTGACTTTAGAGGTATCTTTGGCGTTGAAGGTGCATAATAATTAAAATATTTGAGGCGGGACACAATCCCGCCTCATTTACAATATAGAAAGACAAAACCATGAATAAATACTTAGTTAAAATTTTTACAAAAAATCTACAAACACAATTTGAAATCGAAAGTGATAAAGAGATAAATGATGCGGACGAGCTAAATAAACCTATCATTGACTTTCTAGGAAAATCTGATATTAAATGGGAACAAAATGATCTGCAATACAATAGTACTGCAAATGATTTTTACATAACCTATGAGGAGGTTAATAATGGCTCAGGACAACATGGTATTGTTCGCGAAGAAACTGAAACTCGAGTCTAGATGGAACGAGTTGTTTCTTGAAAACAAGGGACAAATTACCGCTGAAATGTCTGTTATTGGTGATGAGATTAAAACAGTAATTAGATCAATCATCAGGCAACAAGAGGAGCAAGTCCGAACCAATCCTAAAGATGGTGAAATTCATCTTTACGCTGGTTAATTAGGACTTATACATTACTGGAATTGGTCTTTTCCTGTAGGGATTTCTTGCACTATTCTAAAATATATTATATAAATTAATCACTATACATAAAATTCTGCATAGACGCGTATAGTCGACGGCCTAGAGACTATGTAGAAATAACTAGGAGGATATAACTATGGCAAATACTACGTTCACAGGACCAGTCGTAGCACTTAATGGTTTCATTGGTGGTGCTAACGAAAACGCTGGTGATACACAACAAGGTGGAAAAGTTTCTTGGACTGTTTCTAATGCATCAACTGTTACGATTGCATCAGGCACAAGATCAGGAGAAACTTTAAGTGCAGTAGACAATGATGGTGTTATGATTTACGTTGCTAACGGATTTTCTAACGCAGCTACTTATGCATTTTCTGATGGTACTACTTGGAAAAGAGTACAAGATGGTGCAGACATTGCAACTGGTGCATAATTAATTATGGAGCCCTTCGGGGCTCCTTTAAATTTTTAAGGAGAAAAATATGGCAGCTAAAGGTGATGTAAAAGCGGTACAGATTACAGGAGCAGCTCAAGTTTTTGCTGGTAGAACAAGATTAAGAGGAATTATTCTTTCTAATACAACTACTCAAACAACTACAGGATCTGTAACTTTACAAGATGAATCTGGAACTCAATTCACAGCAGAAGTTCCTCCAGGAGATGTTTTTTCATTTAACATACCTGAAGATGGAATTTTGTTTAAAGGTGGAATGACTTGTAGTGCAATCACAAGTGCGAAAGCAACTGTATTGATTGATAAATAGGAGTCTAGATGGCAACTTCTGGAACAACAACTTTTGAATCAAGTTTTTATATTGATGATATAATTACTGAAGCTTACGAACGTGTAGGTCGATTTGATTATTCTGGTAATGATATAAAAACTGCAAGACGTTCTTTAAATATAATGTTTCAAGAATGGGCAAACAGAGGTTTGCATTATTGGGAAGTAAAAAATAATTCTATTACATTAGTTGCCGGTCAAGCAGAATATACAATGTATAGATCAACAGCTGATGGTACTTCTGATGCAACAGCTGTTTATGGCGTTGATGATATTTTAGAAGCAAGTTACAGAAATTCTTCTAGTGTAGATTTTTCATTAACCAAAATTAATAGATCAGAATATCAAGGTCTATCTTCTAAAACACAACAAGGAACTCCAACACAATATTTTGTTCAAAGATTTATAGATAAAGTAACTATCACTTTATATTTAACTCCAGGATCTACTGAAGCCGGAAACTTTATTAACTATTATTATGTAAGTAGAATCCAAGATGCCGGGGCCTACAGTAATGAAGCAGATGTACCTTATAGATTTGTACCTTGTATGGTAGCAGGACTTGCATATTATTTATCACAAAAATTTAATCCACAACTTGTTCAACAAATGAAATTACTTTATGAAGATGAACTAAAAAGAGCATTAGAAGAAGATGGTTCTTCATCTAGTTCTTTTATAACCCCAAAAACTTATTATCCAAATGTCTAAATCAAATGGAAAATACGCACAATTTATTTCTGATAGAAGTGGAATGGCTTTTCCATATAAAGAAATGGTTGTTGAATGGAATGGATCAAGAGTCCATGTTTCAGAATTTGAACCTAAACAACCACAATTAGAACCTAAACCAACTGTTGCTGATCCACAAGGTTTACAGTTTGCAAGACCGGATAGAACAGAACCAGCTGTTTTAATTTTATTAAATCCTAATCCATTTGAAACAATTAAGTATGCGGGTAATACTTATGTAAATGTTTATGAACCTTTTCATAATAGATCAACTTCTGATGTAGTTAGATTCAGAGGACCAAGTAATGCAACTGGTTTTGGGGATATACCTACATTTGATAATGTAAGTGATATAGATAATGCATCAGGATTTAGTATTATACTTGGCAAAATAGATTCAAGTGGTAATATAACAGATACAACTAATTATTATTATTTTGTAAGTAGCAATACTGCTACTTCAGGCGATGTATACGGAGGAGGAGATAACTGTACTGCAGGTCCAGTAACGTTATCAGCTTAATATGACTTATTCAGAATTAGTACAAAAAATTAGAGACTATACAGAAGTAGATTCAAATGTATTAACATCTACGATTGTAGATGGATTTATTGAAAATGCAGAATTTAGAATTTTAAGAGATGTTGATTCTGATAATAACAGAAGATATGCAACAGCAAATTTAATTACTTCTCAAAGATTTATTAATACTCCATCTGGATTATTAGTAGTTCGATCAGCTCAAATTGTAGATGGTGGATCAGGATCGACTAGAAATTTTTTAGAATATAGAGATACAAGTTATATGTCAGAATATAATTCAACAGGTGTTACTGGAGAGCCGAAATATTACAGTATGTGGGATAAAGACACTATTGTTATAGCGCCTACACCAGACTCTACCTATGAAATTCAGTTAAATTATATCTTGAAAGATGAAGGTTTATCGAGTAGTAATACAACTACATATTTAAGTCAAAATTTTCCCAATGGACTTTTATATGCTTGCTTAGTAGAAGCATTTTCATTTTTAAAGGGGCCAAATGATCTCTTGCAATTATACGAAGGAAAGTATAAACAAGTAGTTGAAGGCTTCTCAATTGAACAAATGGGAAGAAGAAGACGAGATGAATATCAATCAGGTGTTCCTCGAGTCGGAGGTAAATAAGGAGATAAACTATGGCTATAACACAAGCAATTGCAAATTCTTTCAAAAAAGAATTATTGGAAGGTGAGCATAACTTTAAAAGTTCGGGTGGCGATAATTTTAAATTAGCTCTTTATACCGCAGGTGCAACTTTAACTTCTGCTACAACTTCTTTTACATCAACTGGTCAAGTTGGTGATTCTGGAACATACACTTCAGGTGGCGGAGCATTAGTTAATAATGGTACTTCGATTACTGCTGGTGTAGCTAGAGTTGATTTTGCAAACTTATCATTTACTGGTGTGACTTTAACTGCTAGAGGTGCATTGATTTATAATACATCTGCTACTGTAACTAATGCAGCGGTTGCTGTTTTAGATTTCGGTGGAGATAAATCTGCAACTTCTGGAACATTCACAATTCAGTTTCCAAATCCAACAAGTACGGCAGCTATATTAAGAATCTCCGGCTAATTTAACAGGAGGTTTATATGTCAGCTCCTTGGGGCTCTAACACATGGGGAAGTGGATCATGGAACGTCGGTTCTCAAGACGTTACAGTTGATTTACAAAATAAACCTTGGGGTGAAGGTGCGTTTGGTGAAGGCACATGGAATGAAGGTGAATCATCATCTTTTCCTTTAACATCTTCTATTGGATCCGTTTCAATTTCTATAAGTCAAAACGTTGACTTATCAGGTATAGCTTTAACAGCTACTTTAGATTCCGTAACAACAACTGCAGATGCAAATACAGATGTAATAGGTCAAGCATTAACTATTGCAGATGGTAATGTTACAATTGATAATATCAGTTTAATAGATGTAACCGGTCAAGCATTAACAGCAGCAGAAGGAAATGTAGATGCAGACCCTGATGCCGTAGCCACGGGTCAGGCAATGACTGCAGCGTTAGATGATGTTACAATTGAAATTGCAGTTGGACCAATCATTGTACAAAACGAAGAACTTACAGCTAATTTAGGAAGTGTCACTGCAACAGGAACTGCAGTTATATCTCCAACTGGACAAGCGTTAACAGCAACAGAAGGTACAGCTACTTTAGATGCATTAACTCCTGTAGATGTAACTGGTTTTGATTTAACCATGCAGGAAGATGATGTTACTGCAATTACAGATGTAACAGTATCAGTAACCGGTCAAGCATTATCTGCTAATTTAGGTACCGTTGATGCAGTATCTATAGCAGAAGTTACTGGTCAAGAAATGACTATGCAAGAAGACGATGTAACTATCGTTGGAAATGCAGTAGTAGATTTGACAGGTTTTGGCTTGACAATGCAAGAGGGAAGCCTTAAAACTGTAATCTGGAACCCAGTAAATACAGGCTCAACTGCTACATGGACAGAGGTAAACGAAGGTTCTACAAGTACATGGACAGAAGTTGACACTGCTGCATAAATTTAATAATATGAATTAATTTAAGGAATTTAAAATATGGCAAATTCTACATCAGCTAGTTTAAAACTAACCGTACAAGCAACTGGAGAAAACTCAGGAACTTGGGGTCAGATTACAAACACAAACTTACTTATTTTAGAACAAGCAATCGGTGGTTATTCATCTGTTGCTCTTAATGCTACAACAGGCGCATCTTTAACTTATACAAATGGTGCTTTATCAAATGGTAAAAATGCTGTTATAGAATTAACAGGAACAATTACCACAAACGTAAACGTAACTATTCCTGATTCAGTAGAAAAAACTTATTACATTTATAATAATACTTCAGGTGCATTTACTGTAACATTTAAAACAAGTTCAGGTTCAGGTGTTGCTTTTGCAACAACAGATAAAGGTTATAAAATTTTATATTCAAATGGAACAGATGTAATTGAAGTTCCAACAACTCCTGCAGATGGAACAATCACTGCAGCTAAACTTGCAACCGATGCAGTTACAACTGTAAAAGTTTCTAATGCAAATATTACAAATGAAAAACTTACTAACAAGTCAATCACAATTAATGGTGTTGCAGCAACTCTTGGTTCTTCAGTAACTATTGCTGCGGGTACAGATTGGCAAGCAGTTAAAACAACTACATTTACAGCTGTAGCCGGTGAAGGTTATTTTGTAAATACAAATGCTGGAGCATTTACAGCAACGCTTCCTGCTACACCTACAATTGGTGATGAAGTTTCATTTGTAGATTATGCAGGAACTTTTGATACGAATAATTTAACAGTCGGCAGAAATTCAGAAAATATTCAGGGTTCCGCAGCAGATTTAACAGTAGCAACAGAAAGAGCTGGCTTCACATTAGTATATACTGATGGAACTCAAGGTTGGCTTCTAAAGAATAATTAAGGGTAAGTCGGATGACAACCTTCAAACAAATCAGAGGAAACCTAATCAAGTCTACCTCAACTGATCCAGCAAATCCTCAAGAAGGACAGATCTGGTATAATTCTACAAGTCAGGTTTTGAAGGGTGAAGAGATTTTAGGGGCTTGGACAGCAGGTGGAGCAGTAAATACTGCTAGATATGGAACAGCAGGAGCAGGAACACAAACTGCAGCTTTAATTGCTGGTGGTTTTCCAAACCCAGTTACAGCAGCAACTGAAACATATGATGGAACAAGTTGGACTGAAGTAGGAGATTTAACAACTGCAAGAATGTATATTGGTGGAAGTGGAACTCAGACAGCAGCATTAGCAACAGGAGGAGATCAATACCCAGCTCCAAGATATTCAGTTTTAGTTGAAGAATACAATGGAACTTCTTGGTCTGAACAAAATGATTTACCTACCCAAAATAAAAATATGGGAACTTGTGGAACACAAACAGCAACTTTAAGTTTTGGAGGAAGCACTCCAGCAGCTACTAATGTAACTAATTTATATGATGGAACAAATTGGACTAATACAGGGCATAATTTAAATACTTCTAGATTTAGTTTAAGAGGTGCAGGAACTTCTACAGCCGCATTAGCAAATGGCGGAAGTCCTGTTTTAACTACAACTGAAGAATATGATGGATCTAGTTGGACAAGTGTTACTAGTTCTCCAAGTGGTTTTGATGCTCATTCATCTGCAGGAACTCAATCAGCGGCTGCTATGTTTGGTGGTTTCCCAAATCCAACTGTAACTACTAGTCATTATGATGGCACAACTTGGTCTTCAGCTCCAAATTTAGGAACTGGAAGATATTATGCTAGTTTAGGACCTATTGGTACTCAATCATCAGCTTTATTTGCATCAGGTAATACTGGAACAGTTACTCCAGCAACCGAAGAATTTACAACAGCACCAACAACAAGAACATTTACAACGAGTTAAAAAATTATGAGCGAATATAAAACATTATTTGGAAAAGCAGTAAAGGCACTAGCCTCCGATCCAACCGATGCAGGAGCAGAGGGCCAAATTTGGTATAACACGACTACGGGTTCTTTTAGGACGGTTTTGGGTACAGCGGCTTGGTCTAGTGGATCGTCTTTATCTACAAGCAGAGGTTTTATTGGAGGATATGGTACACAAACAGCTGGATTAGCATTTGGAGGTTCTTCTCCATATGTTGCAGCAACTGAAGAATATAATGGATCAGGATGGTCTAATGGTGGTAATTTAAATACAACAAGATCCCCTTATGGTAAGGGTGGTTTTGGAACTCAAACTGCAGGAGTGGCTGTAGGGGGTTATACAGGTACAACAACAACAAATTCTACTGAACAATATGATGGTACTTCTTGGACAGCTTCAACAAATTATCCAGCATCTTATTTAGGAATAGGTGCAGCAGGAACTCAAACAGTAGGATTAGCATTTGGAGGCGCACCAACAAATCCTTATCCTGGTCAAACTACAACAAATAAATTTGATGGAACTACTTGGACATCAACTGGCTCTTTAAATACTGCAAGACTTGCTATTGGAGCAGCTGGAACTCAAACTGCTGGTTTAGGATTTGGAGGTTTTCCAAATGGTCCAGCTTCTGCTTCAAATGCAACAGAAGAATTTGATGGTTCAACTTGGACTTCTGGTAATACTATGCCTACATCTACTGGAGGTATGGCTGGGTGGGGAACTCAAACTTCAGCTTTATCTGGAGGAGGCTCTACTCCTACTTTTTTTGGATCACCTGGATTAAATACTACAATGAAATATGATGGAACAACTTGGTCTACTTCACCAGCTACTTTAGCAACTACTAGAGGTGCTTTAGGTGGAGCAGGAACAGATGGAAATAGTGGTTTAGCTTTTGGTGGCAGAACTCCATCTCCTGCATATGTAGGTACAACCGAAGAATACAATTTCTCAGGAAGTGTCATTACAGGTGCAGCGTGGTCGAGTGGAAGTAATTATCCAACAAATATTATGTATGCTGGATCAGCTGGAAATAAAACTGCTGCGGTAGTTTTTGGTGGATCAACTGCACCTCCTTCAGGTGCTAATAGAACAGCAGCAACAAATGAATATGATGGCACATCGTGGACTGGTGGTGGAGCGATGCCAGATATAACAATGCAGATGGCTCAATTAGGAACTCAAACAGCAGCAGGATCTTTTGGAGGAGTTCAACCTCCTGGTAATATATCTACTGGCTATGAATATGATGGGTCTTCTTGGACTAGTGGTGGTTCTATTGGTACTGCTGGTTATAATGCTGCAGGTTTTGGAACACTAACTGCTGGAGTGATAGCGGGTGGAAGTGGTGACACAGATTATTCTGCAACTTATGATGGCACATCTTGGACAGCAAAAAATAATTTAAGTACGGGTAGGTATTATAGTGCTGGTACTGGAACAACTATAGCTGGGATAGTTATGGGTGGTGTATCTCCTCCTGGTGCAGTAACAGCTAACACTGAAACTTTTGATGGTACATCTTGGACAGAAGTAGGTAATTTAATTACAGCTAAAAGATCTCAATCTGGTGGAGGAGATTCTAAAGATGATGCATTATTATTTGCTGGATATACTACTGCGGATAGTAATACTATGGAAGGTTATGATGGAACTAGTTGGTCAACTAGACCTAGTCTAGCGATTTCTAAAAGAAACAGAGCTGGATCAGGCGGAAGCACAAATGCAATAGCTACAGGTGGTATAAATCCAGTAGTAAATAGTGTAGAAGAATTTACTGGCGAAACAACAGCCTTAAACTTAAAAACAATAACAACGAGTTGATAATGATACAAATTAAGTATATAACAATAAATAAGGAGGACTAAACTATGGCACTATTTATATATGGTACTGCTACTAACACAGGAAAAGGTTTCTTCACAGCTGAAGACAGAAGAGCTTTTCATCTTAGAGGTTTTCCAGGAGACGTCTGGGTCATTGGTAACAATGAAAAAGGTGCTTACTGGTTGGCTGAAAAGAACGGTGTTGAAAAGACTAAAGCAGAAGCTCAAGCGATTGTCGATGCAAAAGTTGCAGAGGCACAAGCTGCGTGGGATGCTTTACCTGAAGAGCAAAAAACCGATATGAATCCTAGACCAACTCAAATAACTCTTCCTTAAGGAATTTTTATAATGGCTGGGTACAACGAACTACGAGGGCTGAGAGTTAAATACTTATCAGCAGATCCTGCGAATCCAGAAGATGGACAGGTATGGTATAACAGTACTACAGGCAACTTGCGTGTGCAGGGGATTGGTTCTGCTGCTTGGATAAGTGGTTCTAATAGAATAAATGCAATGGCTTTTGCAGCGGGTTTTGGAACTCAAACTTCTGCATTAACTGTAGGTGGAAGACCTGCTGGAGGCGGATCATCAGCAAAAACTGAAGAATATAATGGATCAGGTTTTTCTGCAAAAGCAGATCTTAATCAAGCAAGATCATATTTAGCAGGTTGTGGAAATACAACTGCTGGACTTGTTTTTGGAGGTTTTTTTAGCCCCCCTGCTGGAGCAAGAAATGAATCAGAAGAATATGATGGATCAACTTGGACTGCAGGTAATAATTTAGGAACTGCTCGTTATGGATTAGCTGGAGCAGGAACACAAACTGCTGGGTTAGCTTTTGGAGGAAATCCTCCAATTAGTTCTGCTACTGAAGAATATGATGGTACCTCTTGGACAGCTGGTGGCTCTATGAATACTGCTAGAAAATATTTAGCAGGTTTTGGAATACAAACTGCTGCAATTGCTGCAGGAGGAAACCCTAGTACTCCAACAGTCGGAGGTGAAACAGAATTATATAATGGTTCTACTTGGTCAGAAGTTAATGATTTAAATACATCAAGAGGATCTGGGTTAGGTGGAGCAGGAACTTCTACTAGTGGAATTATAATGGGAGGACTAACAACAGCACCAGCTCCTGGAACAGGAACAGGTGCAACTGAAACTTGGGATGGAACAAACTGGTCTACTTCACCCGCAACATTAGCTACTGGAAGATATGCTATATCTGGAGCTGGAGCAAATAACACTGCTGCTGTTGCAATGGGAGGAAGAAATGCTCCAGATAGTTTAGCTAACACAGAAGAATACAATTTCGGATCAACTACCGTTACTCCCGCAGCTTGGTCGAGTGGTGGTGCTTTAAATACTTCTAGATTTGGACTTACAGGTTTTGGTGCTCAAACAGCCGCAATAGCAGCAAATGGAGATACTTATCCACCTGCTACAGGAAGATTTACAAATGCAGCTGAAGAATATAATGGTGCAACTTGGACAAACATAGCATCAACAAATACTTCTACAAATTTTGCAGGATCAAGTAAATTGTCCCCGAGTGGTGCAGGTTCTGTATTTGGTGGAGAACCAGTATCAGCACGTCACGAATATTGGGATGGTTCAACTTGGTCTGAACAAACAGATATGAATACTCCTAGATATGGTTCTGCTGGAGCAGGAACTCAAACATCTTCTTTAGCTATGGCTGGAATAGCACCAAACACTGCAACAGAAGAATGGGATGGAAGTTCTTGGACAACAGTTGCAAGTGTGCCATTTAGTACTTTTCAAACACCTGGTGCAGGATCACAAACGGCAGCAATAATTTTTGGTGGTAATGGACCATCAGGTGTTAATACAACAGCTGAATATAATTCAGGAACGTGGGCAGCAGGTGGAAATTTAATAGGACCAAAAACAAATCAGGGAGGCGCTGGAACTCAAACAGCTGCGTTATCTTTTATGGGTGCTTTTCCAACTACAGCAAGTGTTGTTACCACAACAGAAGGATATGACGGAACATCTTGGTCTACACGGCCTTCAGCTGCTACTGCTAGAAGAAGTTTAGGATCAGCAGGAACTCAAACAGCTGCCTTAGGATTTGGAGGATATACACCTGGAAAAACAACTGCAACCGAAGAATTTACAGGCGAAGTAGTAACAACTAACCCTGCAAGTAATCTATCGGTTTCTTAATCATTGACTTTAAATTTATAAAGGATATATATTTACTAACCGAAAGGATTTAATAATGTCAGAAGAAAAAAGAAATATACACGCACTAATCGAAAAAGAAGCACCTAGCTTAAATAATTTGCTTGATCCAAATGATGTTAAAGAATTTAAAGAAATGACATCTGAGCTTAGAGATACTTGGACTAAAAAACAAGTGTTTAGAACTGAAACAGAAATGAGAATATCTGTTTTACAAGATGCAAAGTATCCAACTAAAGCTGCAAAATACTGGCAGTGTGTTAGAGAACAAAATGTATTTTTAGAAAATTTAATGTCATTATCTTTTGAATGTAGAAGAAATGAAGTTAAACTTAAAAAATTAAAAAAGAAATTAGAAGAAGAAACTGACGAACTAAAAAGAGAATTACTTCAAATTGATATTGATGAAAAAACTTATTCTGTAGCTAATATGCAATTGGTTGCTAAAGACAGAATGAGAGAAATCAAATTATGGTCAGATCTTAAAAAAGAATTTGATGATGGATCGTTTGATACTCAAGATGTGAATAAACATCAACTCGAGTCTTATGGTTTAATTATGAAAAATAAAGCAGAAACTTTAACATCAGGATCATCTCAACCAGAAGTATTTAATGTTCTTGGTCAATTACAAACCATTGAAAGAGTTAAGAAATCTGGTGAAATGCTTTACAATAAAAAGAAAGAAGCGATAGCGAATAATACCAATGGACTTGGAGCAAAGCCTAAAACAGAATAAACAGTTATTCTTTTTAGTTGCACTTCCTAGATCTGGTAATACTTTATTTGCATCAATCATCAATCAAAATCCAGAGATAGTTTGTACACCTAATTCAATAACATTAGAAATAATGAAAGATTTATTTCTTCTAAAGCAAACTGATGTCTTTTTAAATTATCAAGACCACGATTCACTCGATAATGTTTTAGATTCAGTTTATGACAATTATTATAAAGACTGGCCACAACAATATATCATTGATCGTGGACCTGTGATGACACCTGGTAATTTAATGCTAATGCAAAAGCATTATAAAAGACCATTTAAATGTATAGTTATTGTTAGAGATTTAATGGATGTACTAGCCTCTTATATGAAATGGTATACTGAAAACCCTGATGCATTTCCAAATAGATTTAATTTAAATACCGATGATGAAAAACTTGGAATGATTATGAATAAAGATGGTGCAGTTGCAAAAGATTTAGAAGCAATAAAGAATGCTTATAATTATCCTGATATGTGTCACTTTATAAAATATGATGATATGGTAGCAAACCCAGAACAAGTATTTAATAATCTATATTCATTTTTAGGAATAAAACCCTTTAAACACCAGTTTCAAAACTTGAAACAAATTAATGTTAATGGTATAGGTTATGACGATAAAGTGGTGGGAAAGAATATGCATACGATAAGAACTACAGTTAGAAAAGAACCTAATAAATATTTGGATAGAATTCCAGAAAGAATACGTCAAAAATATGGACACATCAGATTTTAGTTTTATATTTTTAGGTCAATCGGTATTAAAATATCAAGTACCATTAGATGTTTATAATATCATCAATCATATCTATGAAACAAAATATCCAGAACTAAGACCTGCAAATAAACAATTGGTTGGTAAAATAGAAAAAGAACATAGCTTATTTTATGATGGTCAAGACCAATCTAAAATGCATACTCATAATTTATTACCACAAAACGTACTACAATGGTTTAATCAAAAATTTCATCATTATTTAAATTGGAATAAAATAAAAGATTATAGATTACATATGAATTCTGTATGGGTAAATCAAATGTTTGCGCACGAATATAATCCAGTGCACGTTCATCAAGGAACCTTATTTACAGGTTTATCTTCAGTGATGATTTTAAAATTACCAGAGTCTTATGGTGTAGAATATTCATCTCCACACCAACCTCAAAACGGACGATTACAAATATTAGGTTCAGCATCTGGTCAGTTTGCACATATAGATTATCAACCAGAAATAAAAGAAAGAGACTTTTATATCTTTCCATATGATATGAGGCATTGTGTATATCCATTCAATGGAGAAGGTATGAGAAGAACTTTAGCTGCAAACTGTGATGTAGACTATAACCCAATTAATAATAGAGGAGTATCTTAATGCTAGAACCTCATTATCAAATATTTAAAGATAAATTAAAAGAAGTAAAATTTAAAGATATGAAAACTTTATTTCCAACAACTGATAAATTTGTAAAAGAAGTAAATCCTGATTTAGAAAAAAATGGATTACTATGTCCAATTGTATTGGATAAAGATGGTATAACGATTAGAAGTGGTACTCATAGATATACATATTTTAAAGATAAGTATGAATCAACATTATGTTATGTAGGTGATAATGGTGATGAAACAAAATTTTTTCAGTTGTTAAATGTATTTTGTTGGAGAAATCATCCAGTAAAACAATCAGATTTTTTAAAATCAATGTATGAGAAAGGACCCATCTAATGTACGAGAATATGCATATGACAGAACCGAAATGGAAAAGTTGGATTGTTCAAACTACAACACCATTATTTACACCAGACCAATGTAGACAGATTATAGAATGTGGAAGAAGACAACCTCCACAAAAAGCACAAGTGGGTATGGGTAAACCAGGCGGGGGTTATGATACTAAAAAAAGAGTAACCACAATTAGTTGGATCCCTTTTCAAGAAATGCCACATATGTATAGAGACCTTCATTCATTTATACAAAAAGCAAATGAAAATCATTTTGGATTTGGAGATATTAGAGTTACAGAGAATGCACAGTTTACAGAATACCCAGAAGGTGGATTTTATGATTGGCATATGGATTGTGATGTCAATATGGCTCACGAACCCCCTGTTAGAAAAATATCAATGACATTATTACTCAATGATCCATCAGAGTTTGAAGGTGGAGATTTAGAGTTAATGGCACCAGGTAAATTTGCAGAACTTAAACAAGGTCACGCAATTATATTTGCATCATTCTTAAATCATAGAGTGAATCCAGTTAAACGGGGTATGAGACAATCTCTTGTTGTTTGGTTTGGAGGTAAACCTTTTAGATGATTAAAGAACAATTTTTTCCAACTACTTTATATGGCAAAGATTTAAAATTAAATAATGAGTCTTTAACTAATCATATTATTAACTGGAGTAAACAAGATCCAGGGGTAAAGAAAACAAATATGAATGGTTGGCATTCTACAACCGATATGCATTTAAAACCAGAGTATCAAGAATTGGTTAAACAATTATATATAATGCAAGAAGAAATATATAAAGAAGAATGGTTAGATCGAAAACCGATGTTAGGCAATATGTGGGCAAATATTAATTATCCTGGTGGATACAACAGGCCTCACGTTCATCCTAATTGTTTATATAGTGGTGTGTATTATGTAAAATCAAATCCTCAAGCAGGACAATTAGTGGTTAATGATCCAAGACCAGGAATACAAACTATGATGCCTATTAGAAAACCTGGACAACCACCGCAGCATTTATGGAGAGAAGCACATTTAGATCCAATACCAGGAAGAGTAATTATGTTTCCTGCTTGGTTATGGCATTGTGTTGAACCTAATAAATCAAATGATATAAGAATATCAATAAGTTTTAATTTTATACAAGATGGCTTTCAATAAATATCAAGTAATCAAAAAAGCAGTTAGTTATGAACTAGCTAATTTTATCTTCAATTATTTTTTATTGAAGAGAGATGCAGTTAAATTTATGTACGACAACAACATAACTTATGACAATGGTATGTTTGGTACTTGGACAGATCAGCAAGTTCCTAATACGTATTCTCATTATGCAGATCAAGTTATGGAAACATTATTAGTTAAGATGTTACCGGTAATGGCTAAAGAGACTGGACTTGATTTAGTACCAACTTATTCATATGCAAGAATATATAAACAAGGCGATATATTAAGAAGACATAAAGATAGACCTAGTTGTGAGATATCTACCACTTTAAACTTAGGTGGAGATCCTTGGCCTATATTTATAGACGGAACAGGTACAGATTCTGTTATTGACGAATATAAACAAATACATAAACCTAATGCCCCAGAGGGCACAAAGGTATTACTTGATCCAGGTGACATGCTAGTATATAGTGGATGCGAACTAGAACATTGGCGAGAACCATTTGAAGGTCAAGTATGTGGACAAGTATTTCTACATTATAACCATCGAAATGGTCCTTTTGCTGAGAAAAATAAGTTTGATAAAAGACCATTATTAGGTATTCCACCGATAAGGAATATGTAATACAATGAGGTTATATGTTACAAAAACTGAATTTTAAACCAGGTTTCAATAAAATGGTCACAGACTCAGGTGGTGAATCACAATGGGTTGATGGTGACAACGTTAGATTCAGATATGGACTCCCTGAAAAAATAGGTGGTTGGTCACAACTTACATTAGTCAATCAAACTTTACCTGGTGTTGCAAGAGCTCAACATTCTTTTACATCTTTAGCGGGTGAAAAGTATGTAGCAATTGGAACTTCACAAGGTTTATTTTTATATTATTCAGATACTTTTTATGACATCACACCTTTAGATACAGCAATTACTGGTGCTACTTTTGATTCAACAACCGGTTCAGCTACAGTAACCGTTAATAAAACTTCTCATGGTTTGATTGCTGGAAGATATATAACCTTTACATCAGTATCTTTACCAGGAGGTGGTGAAACTAATTTTACAACTATACAATTTGAAAATAATACATTTGAAGTATTAAACGTAACCTCTAATACATTTGATATTACCATGCCAGCAAATGAGGGTGGTACGGGTATGTCTACACAAGGATCAGCAGAAATTAATCCATATGTATCTGTAGGTCCAGTATTTCAATTAGAAGGTTTTGGTTGGGGTGCAGGTTTATGGGGTGATTCAACATGGAATACAGCTAGAGCTACAACGACCACGGTTCTGGATCCAGGCAACTGGAGTCTTGATAATTTTGGAGAAGTATTAGTTGCAACTATTCACAATGGTCGAACATTTACTTGGGACTCAGGAGCAACGAATCCAAGAACAATTAGAGCATCAACAACCACTACAAATTATGTAACAACTAATAATCCAACTGCATCTATTATGACTATTGTATCTGATCGAGATAGACATTTATTTCATCTTGGAACTGAAACAACAATTGGAGATACAACAACACAAGACCCAATGTTTATACGATTCTCTAATCAAGAAGATTTAGATACTTATCAACCAACAGCAACGAACACTGCAGGTACATTTAGATTAGACCAAGGAAACGAAATTAGAGCAGCTATTCAAGGTAAAGATTATGTATTAATTTTAACAGACACGGCAGCTTATACGGTTCAGTTTGTTGGACCTCCATTTACATTTAGTATTAGACAAGTAGGAGTAAACTGTGGAGCAATGGGACAACATGCAGTTGTTTATGCAAACGGTGTTGTATATTGGATGGGTGATGCTGGAGGATTCTTTGCGTTTGATGGTACTGTTAAATCATTACCATGTTTAGTAGAAGATTTTGTATTTACAACTAGTGGAGATAATTTAGGAATTAATTATAACACTAATAAAATTATATATGCAGGTCATAATAGTTTATATAATGAAGTAACATGGTTCTATGCACAAAATGGTCAAACACAAATTAACAGATCGGTTACTTATAACTATGGAGAAAATGTTTGGACAACCGGTTCATTAGCTAGAACTTCATACCAAGATGCTGCTGTATTTGATTTACCTTATGCAACTGAATATTCAACAACAGCTACACCTAATTTTCCAATACAAGGTGTTACAAATACATTTGGAGCAACGACTTATTACGCTCACGAAACCGGAACCGATCAAGTCAATAGTTCTGGTACAACTTCTATTAATGCTTATATTCAATCAGGTGATTTTGATATCTCTGCAAGAAGAGGGATTACCGGTCAAACAACTGGTTTAGCTGATCTTAAAGGAGATGGTGAATTTATTATGTCTATGAAAAGATTTGTACCTGATTTTAAAGTATTAACTGGTAATTCAAAAGTAACATTACTATTAAATGATTATCCAAGTCAAACAGCAGCTAGCTCACCTCTTGGCCCCTTTACAATTACATCATCTACTGATAAAGTAGACACACGTGCAAGAGGAAGACTTCTTGCAATCAAAATTGAAAACGACGCTGTAGGTGAAACTTGGCGTTATGGAACATTAAGAGTAGATATAAAACCGGACGGTAGACGATAATGATATACGATAGACGATTTGGATTACCACAATCTATAGCAGATTATTTAAATCAACCATTACCGGATATATCGGGAATATATTCATTACCTCAAACTCAAATCCAACCTACATTATTTGAAGAAGATGAACAATTAGAATCTTTAGCAACAACTGGATTAAGTCCAGAACAATTAAGACTTTTATATTTACAGCAACAACAAGGTGGTGGAGAAGGTAGAGATGAAGATAATGATATTGATAGAAGTGAAAATTTAGGAATTAATTCTTTATCTGATTTAACTGGAATGATAAGCACTCCTGGAATTATAGGAGGAGTATTGGCAGGTATTCCTGGAGCATTAATTGGTAGAGGTATAACAGGTTTAATTGAAAACATTACAAATCCTTATACAAATGCTTTAGGTGGTTTAAATAAAGATACTAGAGATGCTATTGATGCACAAGGCAGAGACTCTGCACCAGGAAGAGATGATGCTGGAAACCCAGGCGGTAGTAGTGGAAGTGATACAGGTGCGCCAGGATATTGTTTCGATCCAAGCACTCTTATTCAAATGGCTGATGGTAGTGAAAAGAAAATTAAAGATATTCAACTTGGTGATGATACTAAAGGTGGAGAAGTTACAGGGGTATTTCAATTTAAAGCATCTGATGAAATACATGATTATAAAGGTGTTACCGTTGCAGGTAGTCACTATGTTAAAGAAGATGGTAAATTTATTATGGTTAAAGATAGTCCAATTGCAATTAAGGTTGACAAGATTCCAGTTGTGTATTCATTAGATACATCTGGTCGAAGAATTTTTATTAATGATATTGAATTTGCAGATTACAATGGTGATGGTATTGCTAAGAATTTCTTAAATAATGCAGGTGTAGATTTATCTGGTTTTGATAAAGAAGTATTAAGACAAGTGGAAAACAGGATTCTATAATGGCTAGAATAACTACATACATACCAGAACCAAAAGAAGAATATAGTTCTGAAAACCAGAGACAAATTATTGAAGCAATTGATACTGTAAAAACTCAATTAAATTTTTCTTATCAAAAAGACTTGAAAGATGAGCAAGATACTTTTAACTACTTTATGTCATGACTATACAATATAAAAGCGAAACATTTAATTTAACTACTACTAATTTAACAACTGTATTAACCGTATCAACTTCTGCAGTTGCTATTGTAAAAACGGTACAGGCTCTTCATGATACTGCGTCAAATATAAACACAGATTTATACATAAAAAAATCGGGTGCTTCAGATGTTCAAATAGGACATGAACGACTCAATCAAGAAACGGTAAATATGATTGTAAATAGCTTGAATTTAGAAGCAGGAGATGTTATAAAGATGCAAGCAGATACAGCAAATGAAATAACAGGTGTTGTAAGTTATGCTTTAATAGACAGGTCACAAGAGAATGGATAACGAACTACCAAAAATACATTGTACAACTCACGTTGTGCTTAAAAATAAATTAACAGGTAAAGTATATAAAGACGAAGTAGAAAGAGATGCAGACATTAATGATCCTAATACTGAAACAACTGCAGATCATATTCAACAAGATACTATTGTAGAAGTTTCTCCTAAAGGTCTTAATGTTTTACAGAAAGTGATGAATCAGAAAAATGACAAACCAAAATCCTAGAGGCGGGACAGAGCTTCAATTTGAATATTTAAGAAAACACGTAGATAAAAAATTATTAGATCAAGTATCTATTTGTACATCGGTGCCAGAAAAAATTGCTTTAGATCCTAGCAAATTAAATATTCTTTGGCAAAAGAATTCATACGATCAACCGAATCTTGCACCATGGTTTCAAGACAAATCAAATCATAAAAAATATGACTGGTATGTGTTTAATTCAAATTGGAATTATGAAAAATTTAGAATGGCATTTGATATCCCTACAGAAAAATGTGTAGTCATAAAAAATGGTATAGATAAAATAAAACCAAGACCTACTAAAACAAAAAAGAAAATAAAAATAATACATCACTGTACACCTTGGAGAGGACTTAATGTTTTACTTGGTGCGATGCAAAAAGTATCTAATAAAGATATTGAACTAGATGTTTATTCATCAACTGAAGTTTATGGTAAAGCTTTCTATGATGCTAATGATAAACATTACCAAGAACTTTATGAGCAAGCAAAACAATTACCTAATGTAAATTATATTGGTTATAAACCCAATGAATATATAAAACAAAATTTACATAAATATGATTTATTTGTTTATCCTAGTATTTGGGAAGAAACATTTTGTATATCATTAGTTGAAGCAATGGCTGCTGGTTTATATTGTGTGGTAACTAATTATGGTGCGCTATTTGAAACTGGCGGTGAGTTTCCAATGTATATTCCATACTCTGATAACTATGAAAGTTTAGCAATTAAGTTTGCAGCAGGTATTGATGTAGCCGCACAATCGCTTCAGGCACCAGGCATCAAGGATCATTTACAAATGCAGATAGATTATGTTAATCGTTTTTATGATTGGAAAATAAAAGCAGTATCTTGGACAAGATTTTTACAGGGAGCATTGAATGCAAAACAATAAACCAATATGGTTTGATAAAGAACCAACTACAGAAATAAATTTAAATACAATTAGTAAAAATGTTAAAAAAATATTTGTAGCAACACCATGTCATAGTGATGTTAGTATGCATTACTGTCAAGCTGCTTTATCTTTTCAAAGAGATTGTATGCAAAAAAATATATTAATAAGTTTTAGTTTATTAAAATCATCATTAGTACAACAAGGTAGAAATTTATGTGTATCAGAATTTTTAACTGATTCTGAAAACTATGACTACTTATTATTTATAGATTCAGATATTGATTTTCAATCTAAGACTATATTTAAAATGATGGATTTAGATAAAGATATTATTGCATGTCCATATCCTATGAAAACATTAGATTGGGATAAATCTTGGAGAAGACTTCATGCAGAAAAAATAGATCAAGCAGATCATTTACAAAAATCTGGTTTTACATTTCCTATTAAAGTAAATAATAAAAATGAAATAACTGTTAAAGATGGTGTTATGGAATTGTCTCATGCTCCAACAGGATGTATGTTAATTAAAAGATCGGTTATAGAAAAGATGATTAAACATTATCCAGAATTAAAGATCAATCAACCAACTATTGTTAATGGCAAAGAAGTATTTAAACCTAATTTTTATAACTTATTTGATTGTTTACATGATCCTAAAACCAAAGAGTTTTATGGTGAGGACTTTGGATTCTGTAAAAGATGGACAGATATGGGTGGTAAAGTCCACGCATATGTATTAGACTACATTACACACGTTGGAGAATATCAATATTCTGGTAGACTTTGGGACGAATTACAGTATACTAAACGTGTTGACGAAAAGACTAAAAAATAATAAAATCAACAACTATTATAGGTTTTTCTATATATGACTATATCACGTATGCAACAACCAAGACAAATGTATGGCTTAGGCAGTTTTGTAAAGAAAGCTGTTAAAGGTGTAAAGAGTGCTGTATCCGGAGCAGCTGACGCTGTTAAAAGTGTGGCTAAATCTGATGCAGGTAAATTAGCGCTTCTTGCTGCAGGAGGTTATTATTTAGGTGGTCTAGGTGGAGCAACTGGTTTTGGAAGATTTTCACCTGCTGCAATGAAAGCAGGTTTATTAGGAACGGTTGAAGCTGGAACAGGTTTATATGGTGGTGGAGTATTAAGTGGACTTATGAATACTGGTGTTGGTCAAGCATTAACAGGTGGTTTATCTGGTGGTTTAGGAAAAACATTAGGAGTATTTGCAGGAGGTTCCTTATTAGGTGGAGCACTATCTGGAATGCCTGGACAAGATGTTGCTGAAATGACTAGTCAAGGTAGAAGTCAACAAGATATAGAATCTATAAAAATAAGACTTACAAAAGCATACAGAGAATTAGGATATTCAGAAGAACAAATACCAGCATTAGTAGAAGCTGATTTATCAGAATATAGTACTAGAGGATTTGCTGATGGTGGTAGAATAGGTTTTCAACAAGGTGGTAATTTTGATTTTAATCAATTTTTACAAGACAGAACAAGGGAAGCGATGCAAGTAGAAGGAATAGGTCAAGCGATCAGACCTGTTGTAGAATCAAACGTAAGAGCTCAAGCTGCAAGAGATTTAAGTCAAGCTGCAAGAGGAGGTGGTATAGAATCATTTTTAAGAGGTAAATTAGGTTCAGGTATTATTCCAGGTATGTCTTCTATGCAAAGTCCAATGTCAGGAACATCTAAATTTGGAAAACAACAAGTCATAGATGCTTTAACAAAATCATATATGAATCAATATAGCCCTTCATTTTCAACTCCTAAACAAATAGATAATTTTGTACCAATGGAAGGTGGACAATTTGGAGATCCAACTGGTTTTGATCAATATGCAACATATGGATTTGTTATTGATGGTAAACGATATAAATCTGAGCAAGAAGCAATTGATGATTTAGGTGTTGAAAGATATAATATGTTTATGGCTGATGGTGGTAGAATTGGATATGAAGAAGGTACTTCTGAAATGGGAATGATAGATCCTAAAAAAGTTAAACAAGTAAAACAAATGATAGGAATGGGTTCAGACGTTAGTACCATATCATCTATAACAGGTTTAAGTGAAGCACAAGTAAATCAAATACAACAAACACAAGGTAAGGCTAATGGGGGTAGAATAGGTTATGCTTATGGGGATAGAGCAGAAGATAACGCGATGCAGGCATCAGGGATTGGTGGTTTACCATTGAATCAAAACCCTGCAGGAATAACAGAATTAGATCTTAGAGATAGTGGTGGATTTATTCCTCCAGTTGGTGTAAAAGAAAAGGCAGATGACATTCCTGCAATGTTATCAAATAATGAATTTGTATTTACAGCAGATGCTGTAAGAGGAATGGGTAACGGTGATGTCAACAAGGGTGCACAACGTATGTATGACATGATGAAAAAATTAGAAAACGGAGGAAGAGTTTAATGGCTGAAACTATTACACAAGTAACACAACCAGCTCCTTTTATTGAAGCAGCTGCAAAACCATATATTACAGAACTACAACAAGCTGTCGGAGGTTTTAAAGGTGCTGACTTATCTAAAACAATGGGGCCACAATTTGTGGCTGGCATGGATCCATTGCAACAACAAGCAATGGGGTTATCAGGTGGATTAGGTGCATACGCTCCTTATCTTCAAGCTGCTGGTTCATTAACAGGACCAACTGCATATCAGCAGTTTATGTCTCCATACCAACAAGATGTAATAGATACAACTTTACAAGAATTTGATGTTCAAGCGCAAAGAGGTGCATTAGGAATTCCAGCTGCTGCTATTCAAGCTGGCGCATTTGGTGGTGGAAGAGAAGGTGTTGCAAGAGCCGAATATGCATCACAGTCTGATAGAAACAGAGCTGCATTACAAGCACAGTTATTACAACAAGGATTTGGTCAAGCACAACAATTAGCAGGCCAAGCTTTTGGTCAACAAATGAATTTAGCACAATTAGCTCCTAGTTTAGTTGGTCAACAAATTTCTGGATTAACTACATTAGGTGGTTTAGGACAAGCACAAAAACAAGCAGAACTTTCTGCTCAACAACAATTAGCACAAGCACAGGTACAACAACCTATTCAAGCTGCACAGACTTTAGGTTCAGGAATTATGGGTTTAATATCTGGATATCCAGCTCAAACTCAACAAACAGTACAACCTACACCTAGTCCATTGCAAACTGCGCTAAGTACAGGTGCAACACTTGCAGGATTATATAAAGGGTTTAGTAAATTAGGAGGCTAATGAGTAAAGTATTTAGAAGACCTATGTTCAGAAAAGGTGGTGAAGTAGGTGGTGGTATTATGACTGGTATTAGAAGTAATTTTGAAGAAGGAACACCTAGACCTTCTGAAAGAATAAAAGCAGCCTTAGAAAAATTTGAAGAACCTGCATTTGATCCAGTATCACAATTATTAATTCAAGGTGGTTTACGTGGTTTATCACAAACAGGTGGTGGTGGAACATTAGCTAATTTAGCTATGGCATTTGAAGAACCAACATCAGAATATTTTAAAGCAGCACAAGCTAGAAAAGATGTAGATAGAGAAATAGAACTTGCAGGTGTTGAAGCAGATATCGGTGCGGACTTACAACAACAAAAAATTGATGCAGAAGCAGAACTTTCTAGATTAGAAAGAGATTTTAAAGCTGCAGAAGGTGATGCAGATAGACAAAATAGAATAGCTGTTAAAATACAAGAAGGTGAAAACGAAATAGCTGAATTACAATTTAAAATAGACAACCCTGAAGCAGATCCTGCTAAGAAAGGTGTTGTTCCTTCACCAGAAACAAGAGTATTAGATTTAACTGAGACATTTGCAGAAAGTGATAACTTAGCTGTAAAACAAAAACCTAATTTAACTGCAAACAATCTTGTTAGATTCCAAGTAAATGCATCTCCAGAAATACAATCTAAATTTAAAGGATTTGTAAATTATGGATATGGCACAGGTGGAAATATTGTTAGAGCAGAACCTACAGGACAACCTGGAGATATATTCTATGACCCACAAACTGCAGACTTTTTAATACTTGATAATCAAGGTAATACCTACAGACTAGATCCGTTAACATACGAAGCAGAAGAGAGGTAAGACATGGCTAAGATTAGCCTAGACGATCCTAGATTTCAGCCTCTCAAGGTAGAAGAAGAGGATAAGGATAAAGAAAAACAGTCTAATCAGTTAGATGTAAACACTTCTCTATACACTCAAGAAGATAAAAAACCAAAAGCAGAAGATGAAAACGAAGTATCTGCACTGACTTCATTTACAGCTGGTGTATTGTCAGGTGCTATAAAAATACCAGAAGGTATTGCTTCTGTTACTGCAGAATTGTTTGACGCAGGAGGTGGTGCATTATTTGGTGCACCTGTACTTGATGAAAAAAGTATAAGTTATGCAGCTGAAGTAGAAAAGTTTTTCGATACAATAAACCCTTTTGAAGAACTTGCACAAGAAAGAGCAACCGGTAAAATATCAGAAGCATTAACTCAAATAGGAACATTTGGAACAGTAGGTGCTAAAGCAGCAATTAAAGGTGCTGAAAAAATTGCTAGTAAATTAATAAATGCAAAAAAAGCAGGTAAACTTGTAAATCCAAAAAATAAAAACATTAAAAAAGGTTTAGATAAAGCTGATGAATACAACAAAATAACTGGAGCAAAAAGATACGGTGTTATTGCATTGGGAGGAGCTGCAGGTGAAACATTAGTCGTAGACAATGAAAAGATTGGAACCTTTGGAGATTTATTTGAATCAGGTCCCACTGAATTAGATAGAGATGTAAGAGCAACTGCTCAAGAAGATGCGGAAAGAAAATTATTAAATAGATTAAAATTTGGATCAGAATCTGCATTGCTTGCACCTTTTGTATATGGAGGAGGTCAAGCTATTAAAGCATTAGCAACAAGAGGAAAAGAACTAGCGTATAGTAATTCTATGATAGCAAGAGGGTTAGATAGACTTGCATCCGCATTTAGATTTAGAGGAACTAAACCAGAAGAGATAGCAAAAGCAAAACAAGTTCAAACGGGAAGAACTATGAGAGATACTAACTTTTCTGAAGAAATGGTTGCAAGAATAGATAAAGAAGTAGATAAAATATTTCCTGAATATAGAAAAATATTAAATACATCTAGTGTTGAAGAAAGAAAACAATTTTTAAAATTATTAGATGATACATTATTTGAAGGTGATTTAACTAAACCTTTAGATAGTAATTTTAAAAAACAAGTTATCAATACTGCAGTAAAAAGAATAGGTGCAGATGAAGGTGCTATTGCAGCAAATAAAATTATAGATGTGTTAGATAAAACAAGAAAAGAATTTAACTCATTATTAGAAATAACAGCATCCGGTCCAGGTGCTAAAGTAGATTTACCCACAGGAGTTACTAGAGATTTAAGAAAAATCATGGGTAATAGAGTTAAAAACTATATTGGTAATACATTTGAAATATTTGAAAATGCAGAAGCAGGTTTTTTTCAAAGATATAAACCAACTAGAGATGCGGTAGCAAATACAAAAGAACTATTTAAAAGATACGCTGCTAAAAATAATAATCCAATAACAGATTTAGAAGCAGAAGGTATGGTTAATGATATTATAAAACAAGTTAGAAAGATGGATCCATCTAAAGATACTTTACCTACATTTCAATTTCCTGATTTATCTAAATCAGCTAAAGATCCAATGAAATTTAAAACATTTGCACAAACATTAGAAAAAAATTTACCTGGTGGTAAAAAAGATTTAAGAGTTATAGGTAAAGGTTCTAAAGTATTTAGAGAATTGTTTGGTGAAATAGAAGATGCAAGACACTCTATATTTGAAGGAATGAATAGACTATCGGTTATTGCAAGAAAGAATCAATTGTTTGATGAAATATTAGATGCTGATGATATTGCAAAAGCAAATGCAAAATCAGATACACCATATGGTGCTAGAGGTTTTTTTCATGATAGTCCATTGTCTGCTAAAAGAGCATTTGGTCCTAATGCAGACATTGTAAAAATAGATGACTATGTAGAAGAATATTTTAAAGAAGGTGTATTAGTAAACAGATTATCAGGTACTTATACCACAAGAGATATTGCTGAAAGTTTTACAAACACATCTAAGATACAAGATTTTTTAAGAGGAGATACTGGTGGTCCATTAGGTAAAACTTTTTCTGCTGCGTATCGTAATTTAATTTTAACACCTAAAGCAGGTGCACAGTATGCAAAAACAATTTTATCTATACCTACACATATAAGAAACTTTTTAAGTTCTGCAGGTTTCTCTATTGGTAATGGAGTTATATTAAATGATCCTAGAGTATTTGCACAAGCAATGAAAAATGCTTTTGGTACAGTTCAAGTTGGTGGAGTTAGACAACCTTTAGCTATGGAAAAATATAGAGAATATCTAGAATTAGGGATTACAAATACCAATGTTCGATATGGTGATCTTAGAAATCTAATGAAAGATATTAGATTTGGTGAAGGTAATATTGCAACGGACAGTGTTTTAAAACCTATGTTAAACACTTTAGGTAAACAAGCATCAAGAGGTATTAAAAAGGGTGCAAAGTTTATGCAAGATTTATATGTTGCTGAAGACGATATTTGGAAAATAGTAAACTACGAAACACAATTAATAACTAGAGGTCAAAAATATGCTAAAGCAGGTATTAAAAAATCTCAACAAGAACTAAAAGAAGAGGTGGCACAAATAGTACAAGACACAGTACCCAACTATGCAAAAGTGGGTGAGTTTGTAAGAACGATGCGTGCATCACCATTAGGAAACTTCATGTCCTGGTCTTCAGAAGTATTTAGAACAGGTGGTGGTATCTTTAGACAAATTATGAAAGATCTAAAAGATCCTATTACCGGTAAAATAAATCCAATCACTAGTACTAATCCTATGAAGGGTGAAGGCATGAAACGATTGATAGGTATTACTGCAGCTACAGCTGCTATACCTTATGGAATTATTAAAGGTTCACAAGCAATCTTTGGTGTAAGTAATGAAGAAGCAGATGCAGCTAGAGATTTTGTTGCTCCGTGGTCTAAGAATTCACAATTAATATTTACAAGAGATCCAGATACAGGTGAAATATACTATACTGATTGGTCTAAAAACAATGTATACGATACACTAACAAGACCTTTTCAATCTGTATTAACTAATATTCAACAAGGTATAGAAGATGAAGAAATATTATTAAAAGGATTTATGGAAGGTATTGCAAAAGCAGCAGGTGAAACTGCATCACCATTTATATCTGAATCTATTTTTACAGAAGCATTTGCAGATATTATGCTTAGAGGTGGTCGAACAAGAGAAGGTCAAGAACTCTATAATGAAAATACACCTCCAGGTGAAAGAATAAAAACTACTTTAGAACACTTAATTAAAACATTAAAACCAACTACAGCTCCATTTGAAAGAACTATAAAAGCTATTAAAGGAGAACCAGGTAAAGGACCCACAATGTATGAGATACCCTATGAGCTTGCAGGTATCTTTGGATTTAGATTAGAAAAAGTTGATCCTAAAAAAGCACTTGGTTTTTATTTATATGATTTAAGAACAGGTGAATCTGATGCTACTAAATTATTTACTGGTGGTAAGTATGGTGTGTTATCTGGAGAACCAAAAACTCCTAAAGATGTAATTGAAAGATATTTTGTTGCTAACAAAACATTATTTGATGTTAGAAAAAAGATGTTAGGCCATATTAGAAATGCAATGAAATTAGGTATCAGTCCTACACAATTAGAAGAAATATTTGAAAAAAGAGGTATACCAAAATCTAAACTCGATGAATTATTATCTGGTCAATTTAAACCTTTCTTTCCATCAGAAAAAATTGAAGAACGATTTCAAGACATTGCAATAGAAGGTGGACAACCTAATCCATTCTTAGGTGCACAAGGATCTATGAGAGCCATTCAAGGTGCATTAAAAGGACAAAACTTATATGGTGATTTCCAACTTGATTTACAAAACTTTTTACCAGACACAGCTCCACAAGGGCAATCTGCATTGCCACCTACACCAATGCCTGCACAAGAAGTAATACAGACAGCAGTGGTTCAAACACCAGGAGCCATGAATCAGGGCTTGACGGCAACAGAGAATGCTTTATTATCTGAGGAAGAAAAACAAATACGTTTACGACAAAGAGGTTTAGCATAATGAATTATTTGGGTGGTTTGGTATTCTATTACCGGGGTTTTAATGCGGCGGGGGTCGTATTTTAATGGCAAGAAGATCTCAACAAGACGCAATTCAAAGAATAGATTCACATGAAAAACTATGTCGTATCATGCAAAAACAAACACAAAATTCAATCAACGGCCTTCAAGGTCAAATTAATAGAATAGAAAGAATATTATTAATATCAGCGGGTGCTTTATTTTCTGGTATGGCAGGTATTATAATTACCTTATTGCAAAAATTATAATAATCATTATATTTACAGTAGGTCGCTTTAGGAGGGCCTAATAATAACTGTCTAACAAGGAGGTTAACATGACAAATATAAGTACATTCCTAAATAACGCAATCGGTTTTGAAGACATGTTTAATAGATTCGACTATTTAACATCAATCAATTCTGGTTTCCCACACTACAACATAAGAAAAGAAACTGAAGGTAAGTACGTTATCGAACTTGCTTTAGCGGGATATAAAAAAGATGAAGTATCCGTTGAAGTAAAAGATGGTGTGCTCATCATAGAAGGTAAATCAAAAGAAGATTTATCTAACTATGTGCATCAAGGTATAGCTAAGAGATCGTTTAAAAGACAATTTCAATTAGCAGATTATGTTGAATGTAGAGGTGGTAAATTACAGGATGGTATGCTCAATGTTGAATTAGAGTATAATCCACCTGAATCTAAAAAACCTAAAAAAATAACGATTGATTAAATCCATTCTCTAAAGTCTTCATCCATAATTTTATTTGCGATGTTGACTTTATTACGAAGCGCTTTAACAATTCGTTCGTCAATAGTATCTTGAGCCATGATGTCAATATAAGTCATCTTTTTAGTTTGACCTATACGATCTATTCTTGCTTCAGACTGTTGACGCTTCTCTAAATCATAACCATTAGAGAAATAAATCATATTACTACCGGCGGTAAGGGTAATACCATATCCGCCGGTATGTGTGGTGCCGACAAAAAATCTGCATTTATCATCTGTTTGAAATTTTTTAATGTTAGTTGATCTAGCATCTGTATCTGTTGCTCCATAATAATCTACAACAGAATCATCACCATATACTCTTTTTATTTCTTCAATTATTCTTCTTACATCATGTGTATAATGTGACCATATAATAGTTTTACCCTCTATCTTTTCTAAAATATCCATTAACTCACCTAACCGACTACATGGTAAATCTTTTATTGTGCCATCATCAGCAGTGAAATGTCCACAAGTAATTTGATGAAGTCTCATTAACTGAGTCATAACAGTAGCTGATGATTGCATTTTACCGTCAAGGAAAGCTATGGCTTCTTTCTTCATTTGATCGTAAACTTTTTTCTGTTCTTTAGTCAGTTCAACATAATGTTTTACATATGATTTAGCGGGTAAATCTAAACAATCTTCTTTTAATATTCTTTTAGAAAATGATTTTATTTTATCAGACAACTCACCAAGGTTTCTATAACCAACAACTATTTCTACTTGACGACCATTAACTTGTATTTTTTTACACACAGAATATCTTGCTTTAAAAGTATAATAAGATTGATGATCTAATAACCACGGATCTAAAAATTGACATTGTGAATATAAATCTAATGGTGATTTAGTTACAGGAGAACCTGTAAGTATTCTTCTATATTTGCAATGTTTACTTAATGATAAAATATTTTTAGTTCTATTTGATGTTGGAGTTTTAATTGTAGTTGCTTCATCAATAGCAACCATTGATTTAGGATGTGCTGATAAAAATTTATATGCAAAATCTGATCCACTACCCGATGAAAATGATTCTACATTCATAATTAAAATACGTAAGTCAGAACCTTTTTCAAATAAGGTATTTAATAATTTTATTTGTTTTAAACTTTTATCGGAGGTTTTCCATAAGATCATTTTTTTATCAATATGATCTGGTAAGTGTGTAGGTATTTCAGAGTCATACCAATTTTTGTAAACACCTTTAGGTGCTATTAATAATAATGCATTTATCTCACCTTTATCATAAAGCATTGCTGCATTATCTAATAATACCTTAGATTTACCCGTACCCATCTCCATAAAGTATGCAAATACTTCTTTATTCCATGAGTCTTTTAAGGCATCTAGTTGATGCTCGTATGGCTTAGTCTTAAATTTATAGTTCATATGTTTGCTTTTTCTTTCTAAAAGTGTATATAAGTTATAAAAGAATAAAAGTCAACGATGAAAATAAAAGAATATAACAACAAATTACATTATCTAGAAGATAATAAAGAATTATCTAAAGTATATTTAGTTCAAGATATTCCTGTTGATAGAGAAACAGGTCAACCTAAATATAATGTAATGGGTGCACAGAAGTATGGCGAAATTAAGGTTATGCTTCCAGCAAAAGCT